ACGAATATGGTGTGAAACTATACCAAATCAAATGTACGAATACGTTCGAGTATGCAAAAGAAGGAGAACTAGGAGGATACATAGAAAAAGAAGAAAACCTAAGTCAAGGAGGCAATGCGTGGGTGGCCGACAATGCGTGGGTGTACGGCGATGCGCGGGTGTACGGCACTGCGCGGGTGTACGGAGCTGCGCGGGTGTACGGAGCTGCGCGGGTGTACGACAATGCGCGGGTGTGCGGCGCTGCGTGGGTGTACGACAATGCGCGGGTGTGCGGCAATGCGTGGGTGTACGACGATGCGTGGGTGTTCGGCGCTGCGTGGGTGTACGGCGATGCGCGGGTGTGCGGCAATGCGTGGGTGTACGACAATGCGCGGGTGTGCGGCGATGCGTGGGTGTACGACGCTGCGTGGGTGTTCGGCGATGCGTGGGTGTACGGCGATGCGTGGGTGTACGGCGACGCGTGGGTGTACGGCGATGCGAAGGTATTTGGCAATGCTAAGGTGCACGGCAATGCGCTGGTGTCTGGTGATGCACTGGTGTCTGGTGATATTAAGGTATGCAAATAATTTTCTATTGCTACGGGCTAAGCGTAGAGTTATATATAAATCCCTAAACAATAAATCCATGAAAGCAATATATTTAAGGTGCTCAACTGATAAACAAGACTTTGCACAACAGTCTGAATGCATAAGACAATATTTGAAGAGGATAAATGTATCATGTGACTTATACACTGTACAGGAAAAAATATCCGGTACAGTCAAGCACACAAAAAGAAAGTTGCATGAGTTATTAGAATCATGTGATAAAGGTTCTGTTATTTATGTCTCAGAATTATCTCGTTTGGGTAGAAGTATGTCAGATCTCTTTCAAATTGTTGGTTATGCCGGAGAAAAAGATATAACATTGATTCAATGCAAAGACGGTACTATCATAGAAAACAAATCAATAGGCGGGAAAGCCTTATTATTTGCCTTATCTTTAGCGGCTGAAATCGAGGTTGAGAACATAAGACAAAGAACAAAAGCCGGGCTTGCTGCAAAAAAAGCAAGAAACGAAGCAATAGGCGGAACGGATAATCTTTGGGGAAAAAATACAGGAACAAACAGAGAAACGTCTTTAAATGAAATAAGAAATGAATCCGCGAACAAAAGAAAAGAGAATGCAAAAGCGAATGCAAACAACGCGTTTTTTTGGACTTTTATAAATCAATGGATAAAAGATAAGGGAGAACCTAAAAACCGAGAAGAATGGCATGAAATAGCGCAAAAACTCAATGATTTGGGACAAAAGACAGCTACTGGAATGCAGTATAATAACATTCGTGCGGCTGCAATGTATCGTAAATTAAAAAAATTAATGAAATAGGAGAGGCAAATATGAATGAAGAAAAAAGAAACATCAAACAATATTTTAGGGCTAAATATCCAGATAAAAGGTATAAACTAAAGAATTATTATAAAATAGGTAATCTTTTTGGATGTGATGAAGAAAGTCTCTATGTAATCGAATTTATAGATACGCAAATGAAACATCCGAAAACGCTTGAATTACAAGTAAAATCAAATGAATTATGCGAGAAGAAATAAACAATACCGTATTTGATACAGAAGACGATTATATGGATTGTCATTGTGATATTTTAAATAGTGGTGATACAGAAGATTAATTTAAAACGATATAGATATGAAACATCAAATTTATGCTCTTACAACTGCCCTTATAATTACTATTATAGGGCTTATAGTCACTATTGATTATTTTAGCGGAATTAACAAAGAAGTGTATAAGCAAATAGAAGTATTAAAAACAGATATTGCAGAATTGAAAAATAAAGTCGTTAACAATTAAATATAAAAATCATAGGAAGTATTTTATTTGGTGCATGCGTAATTATATGGTTAGCATGTTTTAGTGTAAAGAACTTAACGAGATAAGGAGGCTACATGGCTAAAGTATATATAACAAAGGTAGTTATATATCAAGTTACACATGTGGAAGTTAAAAAACGTATTTCCCTTTGCTGATATACTAAAAAAGACTATCTTTGAGTATGCAACGAGTAGAACGACATATTGTTATAGGGAATAAGAATTTAGACAAGATTTTTTTTTTGTCTAAGAACTTATACAACTACGCAAACTACCTGATACGACAGGAGTTTACGCAGAACAATAAGTTGGTGTCTGAATACGAGTTGACTACGAAATTAGCCAAAGAGAAACAAGCGGATTATATTGCTTTACCTGCGCAGACAAGCCAACAAGTTGTAAAGATACTCTTTAAGAATTGGAAGTCTTTTTTTTAAGCTTTGCAAGAAGAAAGACAAATTAAAGGGTAGACCTAAAATGCCTAAGTACAAGCATAAAGAAAAAGGGAGGAATATATCTGTTTTTACTTCTCAACAATGCAAGCTGAAAGATGGATATATTTATTTCCCGAAGAAAGCTAACATAGAACCATTAAGAACCAAAGTGGGCAACGTATGCCAAGTGAGGATTATACCTCAATGCAGTTGCCATATAATAGAAGTAGTATATGAAAAAGAGTGTATTAAAACCTCCGGATTAGAGCCGGACTCTTATTTAAGTATTGATTTAGGGTTGAACAATCTTGTAACTTCCTACGATTCACTCAATCATAAGAGTTTTATCGTAAATGGCAAAACGTTGAAGTCTATCAATCAATATTTCAATAAGAAGAGAGCTTACCTTATGAGTTTCATAGGAAGTAGAGGGATTAGCAACAGAATAGGAAAACTTACCTTAAAGAGAAATTGCAAAGTGAACGATTATCTTCATAAAACATCTCGATTTATTGTGGATTATTGCGTTGACAATCATATTGAAACAATCGTGATAGGGAACAATAAAGATTGGAAGCAAAATTGCAATATGGGGAAACGTAACAATCAAAACTTTGTAAGCATCCCGTTCGAGAAGCTAATATCACAAATCCAATACAAGGCGGAAGAAGTCGGAGTCAAGGTAGTTATTACCGAGGAAGGCTATACTTCCAAGATTGACCACTACGCAGGTGAGGAAATGTGCCACCATGACACTTATATGGGCAAGAGAATCAAAAGAGGTCTATTCCGTAGCAGTACAGGCAAAGTCCTGAACGCTGACCTTAACGGAGCAATAGGAATTTTAAGAAAAGTAGTTGGCGAAAGCTTTCAGCAAGTAGTCAATAGAGGCGAAGTGGTAACACCGTCGAGAATATACATGGTGTAGGCTCGTAAATAAATGCCATTGAATCACAAGCAATTGAGAAAGCAGAAGAAATGAGAGTTAAAAAGATCGCTTCGCTAAAAAAGCAGATCGAAAAGCTTGAAAAACTAAATTTTAAAAAGGAGAAATAAATGGTAGACTATCAAATATTATTAAAGTTGACTTCATTCAATAATGCCATTATCACAAGGGAAGAAATAAATGGAATAGAAGAAGAAGGAGTCTTTATTCCTCTTAAATATAATTCTATATTCCGTACCAGAGGCGGAGAGATAGCCGTAAATCTTTATGCTAAAGAGAAAAAACCAAATGCTTATGGTCAATCACATGTCATTTTTAATCAAATGAGTAAAAAGAAATATTTAGAATTGAAAGAACTTGGTTTTGAAACCTCCTTCATTGGTAACATGAAGATAGTTAGAAATGGCGGTTATAACTATCTAAAAACGCCAAACAAAGTTTCTTTGGATGAGGCGTTAGAGAGATAACAAAACTAAAACAACTATAAAAACAAAAATGGGAAAGAATGGAAATTACGTAGAAATGCATAGAACAAGATCGGGGAAATTAGATAATCAAACAAAAGTAGCCCTTTTGGAATGTCTAACAGAAAGTGACGAGTTTCACAAACTGGTATGCGATATAATAGGGACTGAAAGAAAGCAAGTGGAGGTATTTCCAGAACTTGAAAAGGTGAAAACGGAATATTTGTACGTTTGCGATAGATACAAGCAAGAACAGGAAAGAAGCAACAATCTTCTTCATAAATGGAAGGAAGAAACGGCAAAGAGAATGAAGGTGCAAGCTGTTTTAGGAGATCCACACTCACACCACAACAATGTGATTAATAGAATAAAAGAGTTATTGAAAGAGGTTGATATGTCATCCGTAAAAAGCGCAATTGAGGCGTTAAAGAGTGAGAGGGCGAACGGAAAGTTATTTGCTGAACAATGCGAGCTATTAAAAAAGGAAAACGATACACTCGCAAAACGTTGTAGCGATATTGAAAAGAGCTATTTTTGTATGAAAAAGGAAGCGAGAGAGATAAAAAATAGTAGAGAAAACCTGTCCGCAAATTATGATAGACTCATTGAAGATTATAACTGCTTAAACACACGTTATAATAATCAAAAGGAATATATTGCAAAATACATAGAGGAAAACAAACGACTAACCGACAAAGTAGAAAAGCTAAAAAGGGAAGTTAGATAAAGCCTCAAAACGTTACGGCGAGTTGATTAAGATAATCGGCGATAGAGCTATCAAAACTATTTAATATAAACAGTCCGGTGTAAAAACCGGACTTAAAAGAAATGGAGGTTAAAAATGCTGCTTTAACAATGACGGATGTTGTTTGACACGCTGTACACGCTTAGACAGAAAAAGCGGCGAGGATGTGTATTATGAGGAATTATTATTTGAGTAACTATTTAAGCCCCAATTAAATGAAACCATATGTAATAACTGAACTTCGTTTGATAACATACGATGGGAAAGAAATACCTGTCGAATTAATTGAAAGAGAAATATTGACCGAACCACCTCGATTAGTAAAAGAGAGGATTCTTGATGCCTTCAAGACGATGAAAGACACACCAGTTGAGGTCAAAATGAAAATAAAATTGGTTTAATATCATAAATAAAAGATGAATTATGGAAACTATAGATTTAAATGATACTGTTACAGTAGAATTAACAGAATGGGGAGCAGTATATCTTAATGCGCTGAATACGTATAAGAGTGAAATTGCTACAGGAAACCAGGTTTATAAAACTGACTATAAAAAAGGTGACATTTATAGAAACCAACTTTATCAGTTGATAATGGATTTTAAAGATGGGATTAAGTTTGAGAGACCGAAACCTTTTAATATGTTGAAGAAAAATTAAGAGAAGATCGTAAAAACAGAGTAGTATGAAACAGACAGTAGAAGAAGCAGCAAATGACTATCTCAACAGAATATTAGAGTCAACTGATTTTGAGATAAATTTTGAAGAAGACAATTACGATTCTGGTGCTCGTGATGCAACATTGGATGTTACCGAGAGGGCTTTTGTTTCTGGTGCCGAATGGCAGGCAAAGCAATCCCTTTGGATAAGCGTTAAGGAACGGTTGCCGGAAGAGGATGGGTATTACTTTGTTACTGACGGTGATGTCGTTGAGAAAGTTTATTTTTTTTAAAAGATGGAATAAGTTTGTATCAACTAGGGATTATCCTCATCTATTTTACGATGAAGGCGTAATAAAAGCCTGGTTACCTATTCCGTCTTTTGATGAGATACTCGAAGCCAACAGAGATGTACTGGAACGAATTAAAGAGAAAGGAGAATAACTATGCTAACAATACTAAGAGAAACTTATCCAACAGCTAATAAATAACACAGGTGTGAATTTTGTTTCAAAAAGATTACGATAGGACAAAAATATGTCCGTCAGACAAATGTTTATGACGGAGTTGTGGATGACTTCATTACACACAAAGAATGTAAGGAAGTAGCCGATGAATTGAGAATGTACGATGATTGTGATGAAGGTCTTGACGGTGATGGGTTTGTTGACAGATTGAATCAGTATGTTTATGACAATCATTATGATGATAAAATAGATGATATTGCGAAAGATTGGCAATTACCACGCTACGAACTTGTAAAGAAAGTATTAGATGAATTAAAAAAGGAGGAATAACCATGACCGAAGGATTTGTAACGCTTGAAACAGCAAAGCTTCTAAAAGAAAAAGGTTTTGGCAGTATGTTCTTTTGGGATGAAAATTGGAATTATGACACTATTATTTCAGGAAGTTATCACAAGGCTACAGTAGAAGAACTTATTAATCATTTTCATAATAAATGTTAAATAATAAACAATGCTTTGATAATTCAAAAAGAATGCTGATATTTGCTGATGTATTAGAAGTGAGAGCCTGATGCGGACATAATAGAATCTTTTATATTAAAAATATATTAAGCAATTACCCGTATATGTGTAGCTCTTACATTTGACCATATACGGGTATTTTGTTTTCAGCCGTATTAGTCTTCTGATACGGCTTTATTATTTCGTTTCCGCCACTCGTAATAAAGTCTATTTGCATAGAGGAAGCCGAACAACATGCAACCAGTCGGGGATGCGATTAAACAACTGGGTTCGGAGATCGAATAGTAATCTAAAAGGTTTAAAGTCGTTTATCTATTCTATGAAACGACACGCTTGAAAAGGTTCAGCTTTATACTGAATGATTTGAATAGCGTTCCCGAAAGTTGATTTGTTTTTTATTAAACTTATCTTCTAAGGGGACTTCACGCACGTAGGTTAGCATTGCCTGAATAACTTAATCAATAATATATATAACAATGGAAGAATTTGATGTAGAATGCCCATATTGTGGCAAAGGTTTGAATATTGATCATGAAGATGGCTATGGTTATGAAGAAGGTGCAATTCACACCCAATATTGCCATCATTGCGATAAAGAATTTGTCTATACTACCAGTATCAGCTATTATTATGAAGTAGACAAAGCTGACTGTCTTAATGGCGGAGAGCATATCTGGGAGCTAAAGCCTACCTTTCCTAAATATTATGCTACTATGCGATGTAAATGTTGTGGGGAGAGAAGGCAATTAACAGAAGAGGAAAGAAAGAAGTATAATGTTGAAAACTATATTTAGTCATGAGAACAATTATACTAATTTCCGCACATATAATAGCTACAAGCATACATCCTGATTACTTGGATGATATAAAGGTAACTTCTATCGCATTGGCTGTACTAATAGCAGTCGTTGGAGATACAATAGATATGCTTAACAAGAGCAATAAAAGAGAAAATGAATGAATGAATTAGTATTTAAAGGTCAAAACAACAAAGTTGTAACTACAAGTTTAAAAATCGCTGAAGTGTTTGGGAAAGAGCATCAGCATATCCTACGCGACATCAGAGAATTGATAGATGGGGTGTCCAAAATTGGTGATACCCCCATGTTCGAGGAGACAACGTATATTCATCCGCAAAACAAACAGCAGTACCCTATGTTCCTAATGAACCGTGACGGTTTCGCACTCCTTGCAATGGGGTTCACGGGAGATAAAGCCTTGCGTTTTAAGATGGCTTATATCAATGCCTTCAATGAAATGGAAAAGGCGTTGAAAGCTATGCAGCCAAAACTACCACAGACGTACAAAGAGGCTTTAAAGGAGCTCATTATACAGGTAGAGGAAAATGAACGGTTGCAGATTGAGAACAAAGACATGAAGCCTAAAGCCGAATATTTCGATGAAATAGTAGATAGAGGTGATCTTACTAATTTCAGAGATACAGCAAAACTGTTAGGTGTGTCGGAAAAGGCGTTTATCTTTTTTCTAATCGACAAAAAGTACATATATAGGGATCAAAAAGGAACTTTAAAACCAGTCGCCAAATATGTAGGAACTTACTTCGAGCTAAAAGAATGGGTAAGAGGAGAAAAGACTGGAACTCAAACGTTAGTAACGGTTAAAGGAAAAGAGCGTTTCTTAGAGCTAATCAATAGCATAAAACTATAATCTTATGAAAAATATATTTTTCGGTAAGGACATCACTTTATACAACTATGATTGTTTAGAAGTAATGCCTCTCCTACAAAGTTCAAGTATTGATTTAATTCTATGCGATCCTCCTTTTGGCACAACAGCATCTAAGTGGGACAAAATCATTTCTTTTGATGAAATGTGGAAGGAGGCTAAAAGAATAAGGAGAGAAAATGCGCCTACAGCTCTATTTGGTAGCGAACCGTTTAGCAGTCTTCTTCGTTGTAGCAATTTAAATGAATTTAAATATGATTGGGTCTGGGAGAAATCTAAAGCAAGTAACTTCCTGCTTGCTAAAAAACAACCCTTGAAAGCGCACGAATTAATCAGCGTTTTTGGTAAAGGGAAAATCCCTTATTATCCAATCATGGAGGAAGGAGAGCCTTATGGGAATCGCACAAAAAGAGGAAGTAATTGGACGGGAGTTAACAATGTACCAAATCCCACTTTTAGGAACGAAAACAAAGGGACAAGGTATCCGCGAAGTGTAAAATACTTCAAAACTGCGGAATCAGAGGGGAAAACAATTCATGTTAATCAAAAACCCATCGCGCTGTTAATGTATCTTATACAAACATATACGGAAGAGGGAGACACAGTTCTTGATTTCGCTTCCGGAAGTATGAGTACGGCCATTGCTTGTCTTTATACAAATAGAAAATGTATTTGCATAGAAAAAGACGAAAATTGCTTCTTGCTTGGAGCAGAAAGAGTCGAAAAAGAATATCAAAATGTAACAGGATTAAGATTTTAGATATTAATTCAAAAAAAGATAGAAATGAAGAAAAGAATAAGAAATAAAATGATGAATAATCCCGGAAGGTATAAGTTACATCAGTATTTAAAGTATGCCCATCAATGGGCTATTTCACTTGTGTATAAAGGCCGTTATTATACAATTTTAGATAATGGGAAAGTAGTAAGAATTTATTAATGATTGAATAGATATGAGTAAGAAGAAACATATTTTAGATTGGTGGGAAGAAAATACTCCCCAAAACGAAAAAGAATATGATGAAGGTTGTTTAATTACTTTTGCTATAATTGGAATTGTTTTTATTGCATTAGCTGCTGGATTTTTACTTATTGAAAAATAAAATTTTAACAACAAAATGAAAGAGATTAAGTTAAAAAAGTTAATTCTCCGAAATTGGAGAGGAAGAAATCTTGTTATTTCATTTAAATCAGATGGAGTAACTAACATTATGGGACGTAACAAAAGTGGTAAAAGCTCTTTAAAAGATGCTTTTTTGTGGTTAATAACAGGGTTTGATTCAAGCAATCGCGCAAATTACAATCTTTTTGATAACAACCACAATTATACAGCAGAAGATTCTCCTGTCGCATCTGTTGAAGCGCTTATTGCCATTGATGGAAATGAATTTTATTTTAAAAAAGAAGCAAAAAAAGGATGGATAAGAAGAAGAGGAAATAAAGAATATGAATTAAAAGGATCTGATGATTACGTCTGCTATTTTGATGGAATTGAAGTGTCAGCCGGAGAATACAAGAAGCGAGTTTCCGAATTGTTGTGCGAGATAGAGCCATTAAAGGTTATGTTGAATACCGAATATTTCCTTAGTTTAGAATGGAAACAACAACGCGAAATGCTTTCTTTATTAGCCGGAGACATACAGGAAAGTGACTTCAAATCCAATTACAGCGATTTATTTCTTCTTCTGAAAAAATACTCGATTGATGAATTGAAGGCACAAGTCAAGACAAAAATAAGCCCGATGAAGCAGCAATTGAGTTCTTACCCTTTAACAATACAGACACTTGAACAACATTTGCCTGATATATCTAATGTTTGCGATTTAGAAAAAGAAATAGGGGAATTGAAAAGCAAAATCGCAGAGATAGATAATGCAATATTATCAGCTTCAAAAATGGCTGAGCCTTATATCGAGATGAGGAATAAACAATTGCAGGAATTATCTAACATCAACTCGGAGATTAGAAATAAGAAAAGTGACTTTGAATATAATCAGAATGAAAAGCCGAATAAAATCAGGAGACAGATACAGGAAGCCAAAAAAGAAAACGAATATATTCAAAGACAATGGGATAAAACGCAAGAAGAAAGAAAGTCTAACGAAAATAAATTAGCTCGATTAAAAGCAAAGGTAGGAGAACACGATGAATATCGCAAAAAGCTATTAATTGAAAAAGACGAGTTATTAAAAAGAGAATTTAACGGCGAAAAATGCTCTTTCTGCGGACAAGATCTTCCTGAATCAATGCTTGAAGCAAAAAGAAAAGATTTTTATGAAAAAAGAGAAAATGCAGTAAATGATATTATTAAAAAAGGGAAAGAAAACAATGAAAGAAAACAAGAAAAACTTGAAGAAATAGAACGCATAGAAGCTCTATTAGCTGAGGATACCGAAAGTCCGATGTATATTGACATAGAGGAGCTGGAAAAGGAACTGCAAGAAGCGGAGCAAGAAACCTTAAAATTTGAAGATTCTGATGAATATAAAAAGCTAAAAGACAAAGCTGCTGCAATTCAAAATGGGTTAACAGAAGTCCCAGTAGTAGATAATACCAATCTGCTAAATATGAAAGAATCATTGACTCTGCAAATTGAAGAGAAAAGCCGCGCAATGGGACTTGTCGATGAAAGAGAAAGACAATTAAAAACGATTGCTTCTTTAAAAAGAGAAATGCGCGAAGTTGCCGATAGTTTGGCTGTGCAGGAACAAATAGAAGCAAATATTAAATCCTATGAAGAAGAGCGCGCCCAAATTGTTTCTAATAAAGTAAATAAATATTTTAGTAGATGCAATATTTCTATGATGCAACAAGACAAATCTGGGCAATGGATACCGAGCTGCACAATAACTGTATCTGATGGCAGTTTGGTGAGCACCTGCAATGGAGCCGAAAATATTTTAGTGGGACTTGATATTTCGAATGCTTTTGCTTCATATTATGACATTAGCTTGCCTGTATTTGTAGATGATGTAAATCTTATAAATAGCGATGTAAATATCGAAACAAATCATCAACTCATTAAATTGGTAGTTAGCGAAGACGAAAACATTATTGTTCGTTAAATACTTGCCTATTAGAGAAAAAAGTAGTATTTTTATAAACTAAAAAACAAATAAAGTTATGCAAAATTGGTATGAAGGCGTAATACGCTATGAAAAAGTAACAGAAGAAGGTAAAGTAAAGAAAGTGAATGAATTATATTTAGTTAATGCACTTTCTGCTACAGAATGCGAAGCGCGTCTAATCGAAGAAATGACTCCGTTCATTACAGGAGAATTTGCTGTAAAATCAGTCAAAGAGTCGAATTACTCTGAATTGTTTCTAAGTGAAGAAGAAGCGGCTGACCGTTATTTTAAATGCAAACTGATTTTTATCACATTGGACGAAAAAAGTGGGAAGGAATCTAAAACATCTACTCTGATTTTGGTACAAGCTGCAGATTTGCGAGATGCTGTAAAAAAACTTGATGAAGGCATGAAAGGTACAATGGCTGATTATCAGATCTGTTCTGTTGTTGAAACAGCAATTATGGACGTATATTTATATAATAATAACAACAATAATTAATAAAATGGCAAAGAAAGTAACAGACATTGATAGCGCTACCGATATTTTTTTATCATGCAGTATTTGCTTATCGGATATTCCCAAAGATGTTATCTATACATCTAAAGGTGGGAAAAAATACGTTCGGTTTTCAATAAGCAAACTAAAGGAGCTTGGTAAATTTGGAGACACCCATTATCTTAAATATTCGGCTTCACAAGAAGACAAAGCTCGCGGGCAATATGACATCTTTATTGGAGGAGGAACAGAATATCAAAGAGTAGAAGGGGCGGATGCAGAAGTAGGGTCTAATAAGAAACAAAATAAACCAAATGTTCAAACGACCGAACCAGCAGATGATTTGCCTTGGTAACATTGCATAATAATTAGAAATTTCTTATATTTGCAACCGAAAGGGATAGTTGAGGGTCATGGCTCAATGATAAGGCTAAGCTAACAGGCTTTCCCTTTCTCCTTCAATCGTTAGCGTAATTAAATTGTTAGTAGTTTATGGAAATATATCAAAATTTATCATTAGAAGATCTTCCTAATGAAGAGTGGCGAGATGTAGTCGGATACGAAGGATTGTATCAAGTATCTAATTTGGGAAGAGTGAAATCATTAGAAGTGAAATTCAAAAACTCTTTTTATAATAAAAAAGAGAAAAGATAATGTCCCAACACGATAACGGGAAGGGATATTTGACCATATCTATTAGCATTAATGGAAAATCAAAGAAAGAATATGTTCATAGATTAGTAGCTAATTCCTTTATTTATAGGGATGAGGATAAGGTAGAAGTTAATCATAAAAATCTAAATAAAAAAGATAATAATATAAACAACTTAGAATGGGTATCTAAAAAAGAAAATATGCGCCATGCACGCATTAATGGAGCTTTTGAAAATATAAAAATATACCAATATTCTATTGAAGGATTTTATGAAAGAGAGTTTTCCTCATTGGTAGAAGCTGCTGAATTTCATAATTTATCCAGCAAGGGAGATATTTGTAGGTCATGTAAAAATGAAAGAGCTATATGTCGAGGACATAGATTTAGATACTATAAAAAAGATAAAATTAATATTCCTAAGAAAAAATTTAAAGAAGTAGAAGCATATAAAGATGATATTTTAATAACAAAGTACTTATCTTCAAAAGAGGCTTCAATTTCATTAGGTGTAAAAGAAAATACGATTGTAACATCATGTCTTATAAATACTAAATGTAAAGGTTATACTCTTAAATATATAAATAATGGCAGATAAAAAAGAATTAGCTGTATTGGCAGAAGGCATTGTCAGCAGCGTAACTAAAAAAGTAGATAGTTTAACTAAATTAGGCATGAAATTTGCTCCTGATTTCTGTCCTACTAATGCGCTTAGAGCTTCAATGCTTATATTGCAAGATGCGAAAACAAAAGACGGGAAATTGGTATTAGAATCCTGTTCCCCTGGAAGTATTGCAAGAGCTTTATTTAACATGCTATCTAAATCATTAGATGCAAGTAAAGGGCAAATGTATTTTATTCCATACGGGAATAATCTTACTTGCATAGAGTCCTATTTCGGTTCTGTAACAAGAGCTAAAAGAGCTGTTCCAGACTATATCCCAATCGTTAAAATAATACACGAAGGAGATGTTTTTGAATTTGAAAATGACCCTGAAACAGGAGAAACAAAAGTACTTAAACACGAAACTTCCTTTAAAAATTTAGACAAACCTATTATTGGAGCATATACATGGGCATATTATCCAAACGGAAAGAAAGATTTAGTTATAATGACCATGGAATCTATTCAAAAATCTTGGGCGCAAAGTTCCAATGGAGCTACCGTAGCAAAGAAGTTCCCGGAAGAGATGGTAAAGAGAACATTGCTTCGCAAAGCCTGCAAAATGATGATAAATACAGATATTAGCAATTCTTCTCCGATTGATGGATTAGAAGAAGAATTGGGTGTAACAAATGACCTCGACCCTACAAAACAAATTGCTCCTGATTATGCGGAATATGAAGAAGTCGAAGAAGCAACGCCAGCAGAAGCCGCACCCGTACAAAAAGAGGAGGCTAAAAAAGAAGAAGCAGTTAAACAGCCAGCTTCGGAACCAGAGCCTTTTTAGCATGGACGACGACGAAATAGACATATCCTACGAGGAAATGTCCCCAGATTCATACGATTGCGGAGAAATTTGGTAATAAATAAACTTAGTCCCATCTTGTTTAGATAGTAATATCTATTCGGATGGGATTTTTAATAAGGAATTAATGGATGGATAATAAAGCACCTATAATAAAAGTGATTGGTAGTAACAGTTCTGGAAATAGTTATATTTTAGATTGTTTAGGCGAATATTTGCTAATAGAATTAGGCGTTAAATGGGACAATATATTAAATGGGCTAAATTATAAGACGGGAGATGTAGTTGGATGCTTAGTTAGCCATCGGCATTCAGATCATTCGAAATCAATATCAAAAGCCTTATATCGACGACTTTCTGTATATTCTTGTGTGGATGTATCAGAAAGATTTAATGGCGTATTCCCGTTAAAACCTAACAAGAAGTACAAAATAGGAAAATTTGAGATTCAATGTATACCAGTTCCGCATGGTGATTGCCCATGTTATAGCTTTATTATCGACAATCCAGATATGGGGAGAATGCTATTTATAACTGATGCCTCAGACTTTCCTTATAAAGTAAAAGGCGTAAATCATTTGTTTATTGAAGCCAATTATATGGAGGATATAATCTTAGATAATGCCTGTAACAACAAATGGAACTCGTCAGCGAGCAATACCCACATGGGAATAGAAAAGAGCGCAGAAGTGATTAAAAGACATTATTCTGAAAACCTGCATACCGTTTGCTTGATTCATTTAAGCGATGGAAATAGTGATGCCAACAAATTCAAGGACATTGTTTTTGAAGAAGTCGGAATTAGGCCTTTTATAGCAGAAAGCGGATTGGAGATAGAACTTAAAAAAGAAGAATTTTAAAGAAAAAAAGAATGTATAAATTTAGAGATTATCTAAGAAGTGTTTGGGAGTGGACGCAGGAGAATGAAAATAAAAGTCCTGTCTTTTATTATTTCCCATTGACATCAAGAGACTTAGCAAGACATAAAGATGTTATTGAACAAGGATTTGAAAATAATATTTGTGCAATTAAACTTCTTTGGAAAATTGTAGAACTTAAAAAGCAAGAAAATGAGTAAAATATACTGCGGATGTGATAATGGAGTGACTGGAACTATCGGTATCTTAGGTGAAGAAATAGAAATGTTTTGTAAAACACCTATTAAAAAAGAACAAGATTACACGAAGAAAAAGAAAATTGTTTCAAGATTAGATGTTGTAAAATTTATTTCTCTATTTAATGGGATTAATAAAAATGATTTAGTGTTCATTTTAGAACGCCCGATGATAAATGGAACTCGCTTTAATGCCTCAATGTCAGCCATTAGATGCCATGAAGCAATGCTGAATTGTATTGAAGTGATGGGATGCAAATTGATCTATGTGGACTCTAAAGAATGGCAAAAAGAATTACTGCCAAAAGGATGCGCAGGAGATGAATTGAAAAAAGCTTCTCTTGATATAGGCAATAGATTATATCCTAAGTTCTGCGAGATAAAGCATCCTGATCGCGATGGATTACTAATAGCTGAATATGCACGAAGGAAAAACTTATAATTTTAGTCGGAATTAATTTTCCGACTTTTTTTTGCTGCTACACTTGCGTATTTAATATTATGTGTTTATATTTGCAGCGTAAAACAAAAAAGAGATATGAAAACAAATCAATTAATGAAAAGACCAATGGGTCAGTTTGAGGTTCTACAAAGAACGAGTGATAGTTATTTTGATGCAAATGCTTTGGTAAGCCAATGGAATAACATTAAAGGGAATCCAAGAAGAAAGATTTCTGAATACCTTAAAAGTCCTAAGACTATTGAGTTTATTAATGCTATTGAAAACGATTTAAGCCAATGTCGTGAATACGACAACGCTGATTTTAAGGCAGTTAAAGAGATAAAAGGTAGGAATACCAAAAATGGTAGAACAAAAGACCAATTATGGGTTCATCCTTTCTTATTTATAGATTTATGTATGTGGATAAATCCTTCTTTTAAACTGCAAGTAGTAAAATTCGTATATGACGAACTTATTAAAAACAGACACCTTGCTGGAGATAATTATAATGTGCTTACATCTGTAATAGCAAAACTACCCGATGCAGATTATAGAGAAGTGGCAAAAGCTATCCAATGGATAGTATTCAATATGACAGGAAAGAATCTTAGGCAAAGCGCAACACAAGAGCAACTGAAAGAAATATCTGAAATAGAACATTCTTTAGCTTTCTCCATTGATATGGGACTTGTAAAAGACCACTTTAACCTAATGAATCTTTTAAGAGAAATGTATAACAAAAAGTATAGAAAGTTTTAATCATGTGGATAAATTTAGATGATTTTTTAATTGTGTCGGATTATGCAAGACACATCAATAAGACGGTATCATGGACTAATCAGCTTATAAGAGAGAAAAAAATACCTTTTATTCTTCATAATAATAGAAAGTTGATACCCAAATCAGGAGAGCTTCCAGATTACATAACTAATCAAGAACTTGTGAATATAAGTAGAAGACCATGACTGATAAACTACAAACTAAAGAGCCAGAAAGAATTCCTATGACAAATGACCAAATATTGCTTGTCGCTACATATATTGTTATTTATGTCAATGAATTATCTAATGTATGCGTAATGGATATTAAGCCATCTATTGCCAATAAGGACAAGGAGACTCAAAAGATTTATTTTGCAGCGCTTAAAAGAGTTAAGGAGTATCAAAGTCGGATGGCTAAGATCGCAGGTGATAATGCGATAGGTATCTATGCTTCTTACTGTGATGCTCTCGATCAAGAAGTATTACCTGTTATCGAGAAGTATCGAATATCTATTGAGAAATACCTTTGTGATATAGAGGGAGTTGAAAATCCATATTTTTTATCAATGGTTGAATTAGCGCGAAGCATAACAAATTATTCAGTTATTGCAATCTCAAAAAGAATAGCCGAATGTTTGAAATTTGATGAAAATGCAGTAGCTTTGCGAGGATATAAACAGTCCGAACTATTGAAGATCTTGGAAGAATTATGCAAATGGTGCTTTAGAAAAGCTTCTGATATAAATTACAATGAAAGTGAAGAATGCGTAAATGCCTATAGGGAATTTGACGCGATACTCACAAATCCGGATATTATTTCAACATGTATTATTAATGCTAACGAATTAGAAAACAAATGAAAGTAAAAATTAAGAAAACGCACCCAAACGCTCAAATCCCGTTTAAACATTATGAAGACGACCATTGTTATGATTGTATTGCGACATCATGCGAAGAAATAGCTCCAAATGTCTATAAATATGGGCTTGGTATTGCAGTACAAATAGATTCTGAATATATAAGAGTGATGCGAAAAGGAGGTTATGTTTTATCATTCGATTTGCGAGCGAGGAGTAGCATTCATAAGACGGGCATGATTTTAAGCAATGGTACAGGAACTATTGATGAAGGTTATACAAATGAAATTTCCGCAGTTTTTTATCATGTTGTACCAAGTCTTCCTCGATACAAAGATGGTGACCGAATTTGTCAAATCAAGATAGGAATGACACCAAAAATAGATTTTGTCGAAGTGGATGAACTGGAAGAGAAAGAGAGAGGTTTGAATGGATACGGAAGTACGGATAAGAGGATTAACTAATAACAAATCAGAAATGAGCAATACAGGATATAAATATATTCATTTTAATAGAAGCAGTAAGAAATTTCAAGTTAAAATATGGGCTGGGGATAGAAACATATATTTTAAGGAATGGAAAACTTTAGAAGAAGCTATTAAAGTGAGAGAAGAGAAAATGAAAGAATTAGGATTAACTTTATATTTGGATAAATAAAATGAAGATAGAAATAGATATTCCCGATCATTTTATTTCGGATGAAAATAGTTATATCTCTATTAGTGGTGATAATTTTGAATATTGTAGATTTGATAAATTTTATCGTGGATTACAATGCAACCATAAAAAAGATTCTAAGGAATATTGTGTCCTTCAATCAAAATTAGATATTATATCTGATGAAATCATTAATTTAATAACAAATAAACTCTTATGAAGTATTTTACAATTGAAGAGCTAACACGCTCAGCAACAGCAACGACAAGGGGAATTGATAACACTCCTACGCCAGAGATTAAAGCGAACCTTGAACGATTAGTAGATAAAGTATTAGATGGATTGCGTGAAATTTACGGTAAGCCTATCACCGTCAATTCTGGTTATCGGTGTCCGGAGTTAAACAAAGCTGTTGGAGGTTCTAAGACATCGGATCATGTGAAAGGCTTCGCAGCTGACATTACGGGAGGTAGTAAACAAGAAAATGAAAAGATTTTCAATATTATTCGGGATAATTTCGCCTGGACACAATTAATCAATGAGCGCGATTTTTCGTGGGTGCATGTTTCTTACGATCCAAATAAGATAAAAAACCAAGTGCTAAAAATGTGAAAAACATTTCGCGTTTAGTTTTTAACTACTATCTTTGCAACGTCAACCACCACTGACACAAAACAGAAATAGTTTTATCTATATATCAATCGGGATTTAGATGCGTGGTGGCTCTATTTCCCGATTTTTTTTTAATAAAAAAGCAACATGAAAGAATTAGTTTTTAAAGGAGAATCAAACGAGGTTTTAACAAACAGCTTATTAGTAGCTGAGAAGTTAGGAAAAGATCATAAGAGAGTTTTGCAAGACATTCGAGACTTAAAATGTAGTAATCAATTTAGACAGCACAATTTCGTGCTCTCCTCTTATTGTAGCGATCAAAATAGAGAACTACCTATGTATGTGATGAATAAAGATGGTTTCACCCTTTTAGTTATGGGTTATACTGGTGAAACTGCAATGAAATTTAAGGAAGATTATATAGAAGCCTTTAACAAAATGGAAGAAACAATAAAGAACGGAGGTTTCAACGTTCCTAAATCATTCCGTGAAGCTTTGTTACTTGCAGCCGAACAACAGGCTCAGATTGAACAACAACAAATGCGTATTGAAGAGATGAAACCTAAAGAAGAGTTTTTTGATCAAGTAACAGATAGTAAGGACGCATGTGATATGGCAACAGTGGCTAAAGTACTAAACATGGGAGTTGGTAGAAACAAACTATTTGAGATATTGCCGAATCCCATGTCTTATCTATGATGTAATCACCTAAATATTGTATTTCCTCACCATGAGGGCTTATATCATAAGTAAGGCATATATGGTCTGCTAAGTGTCCTGATTCATGAGACCAAGTTTTTTCAAACTCTTTTGCACTGCTCGTTCTACCTATAACAATTACACTTTTATGCGCTAAGTGATTAGAAAATGTGAGTCCGTTATTATATCCACATGTAGTTAGATTTTTATAAGCTCTTTTAAGAGACTCTTCTCCACATTCGATATATTCTAATTCCTCTATTACATCTTCAAAATATTTGCAAGTATAATCATAAAAGATAGTGACAGTCCAATCGTATTTATATAAATATATAAACTATCTACAATATATACTACGCAGTATTTTATAGTATATATCACGTTGAATACCAACTGCATATGAAATATTCCCGAATATATTTGGAGGGTAGTGATAAAACCATTACATTTGTGCCATATATTTATCACTATGACGCTAACAACAGAACAACAACATAAAGTCGATCAGATAGCCAACGAAGTCTATAAATACTTCGGAGTTACAGAGCAAGATATAATTAATCATAATATGAAAGAAAAGCCTTCTACTGCTCGGTATTTTCTTTATTATATATTGCACTATAGCTTAGGCTTGTCTTCGGCAACAATCGCAAATATGTACTTTAGAGCACCGCGATGTGTTAAACGTGGTACTGCTAAAATAAAATTGGGAGTCGTAAGGCACAAGTATTACAATGCTATTTACACCGACTTGATGGAAAGAATCCAGCCTTTGATTCCCGAAGATATTGATAGATTCTTAAACAAATAATAAAAACAATGAACGATTTGAAAATTAACAAGGAAGTAATGACTTCAAGAGAGATTGCGGAAGTAACTGGTAAAGAACACAAAAATGTGTTAGCGGCAATTAGATCAATGGAAGAAGCATGGGTCAAGGTTACTGGGCTAAGTTTTAAGCTCAGTGAATATACGGATTCCACAGGACGCAACTCCCTATGTATGAGCTAACAAAAGTAGAGTGCTTGTACATTGCAACAAAGTTCAATGATGAAGCAAGAGCGAAACTGGTTTTAAGGTGGGAAGCTTTAGAAACAGGGAAAGCCAAGCCAGCAAAAGAAGAGTTAACGATTGCAGATAAGCTGAAAGTTGCTACATGGGCAGCAGAATTCTTGAACTTAAACGACAATTCAAAGCTTATTATGGCAAAGAGCATCCTTGACCCATTAGGATTGCCTGTACCAGATTATACACCATCGCACGGAATCTTAAAATCTGCAACGGAATTGCTTAAAGCTAATGGCAGTGACTTGTCCGCCAAAGCTTTTAATATTCTTGCTATAAACGAAGGATATTTGGAAGAAAAGACAAGAAGAACTACGAAGGGTGAATCTAAAAAGTTCAAATCTATCACAGAAAAAGGTAGACTTTATGGCGAGAATCAGGTCAGCCCTAATAACCCGAAAGAAACTCAGCCTTTGTGGTATGAAGATAAATTTGAAGAACTTCTCAATCACATTAAATAAAAAAGACACATGAAAAATAGAATTAAAATTTTTGAGAACGCAGAGTTCGGTAAAGTTCGCGTATCTGGAACAAGCGAAGAACCTTTGTTTTGTCTGAGTGATGTATGCAAAATACTTGATTTACAGGTTTCTCCTACTAAAAACAGATTAAATAAAGATGGGGTTAGTTCAATTAAGGTCATAGATTCGCTCGGAAGAACACAGGAAGCAACGTTTGTGTCTGAGTCTAATTTATACAAGGTAATCATGCGCTCAGATAAGCCACAGGCTGAACCTTTCCAAGATTGGGTATGTGGAGAAGTATTACCTTCAATCCGAAAAACAGGAGGATATATCATGGAGAAACAAGATGAAACGCCCGAAGAGCTTATGGCGCGTGCGTTAATGATTGCACAAGAAACCTTAAAGCGCAAGGATCAAAGGCTACTCGAAGCTGAGACCAAAATCAAAGAGAATGCTCCAAAGGTTGAATACTTCAATGGGCTTATCGAGAGAGGGAATAATCTTAATTTTAGAGATACAGCAAAGTTACTTGGGGTTAAAGAAAAAAACTTTCATTTATATTTTAATTGATAAAGGGTATATCTATCGTGATGCAAAAGGAAAACTAAAACCGATAGCCAAATATGTAGGCAAATACTTTGAGTTGAAGGAATGGGTCACCAATGATAAATCTGGAACGCAAACTCTTATTACGGTGACAGGAAGAGAAAGGTTTGCCAGAATAATTAAGGAATACATTTCAGAGAGTTTAAATTGAACCATTATTTAATAAAACCAATAAAGATGAAAAAGAACATTCTATTTTTAGCATTAGCATTAATGCTTGCATTTTCTTCTTGTTCTAAAGGAGAAGATAGTCATAACGATTTCCTTCTTGAAAACACAACATGGTTGTGCATCGAGAATCAAATCACCATGCAATTTACTTCTGCAAAAGATGTAAAAGTCGAATCAGATTTATGGGCTGACCGCTATGGGACTTATATTCAAAACGAAAAGTCTATTAAATTCTTTGATCTATGGGCATTTATTTCGATTACTCCTTATGACTTCAAATCGGCTACCTTGTCAGATTACGGAACCAACATGAAGGTGAAATGCGTAGATAAAAACAACGGAGAAGAAAAAGAGTTAACTTTTGTGAAAGAAGTATCTAAATAACATTCCTTTTACTATCTTTGTAAACAAGAAATAGCAGCAACTTTAATTTATTAACTCATATCATTTATTTTAAGTGTTTTTCATATAATATAGATTTAAAGGGTTATCCCCAAGAGTATGTGAATATTCTTGGGGATGTTTTTTATAATACAGTCTTTATGCTATATCCTCCAACCGAATTGTTTCCTCCGGCTGTAATAACACTTTCCAATTTACTGTTTATATCTCTTAATACCCTTGTTTGTGCGACTAATTCTCCTAATAATGGATTAGCCTCAACATCAAAGCTACCGATAGCAGAAAGCGTTTTTAATTGTACGTTTGAATCAGCTACAAAGAATCGCATGGAGTTTAAAAGTGCTTCAAGAGCTTGCGCTGTTTCTTCCGTAATGCCTTTTATGCCCGCATTCAGACCAGATAGCTCTTGATTGTTGCCTCCTGGCAAAACACCTAAGTTTTCTACGATGGATTTATACAATGCGTCTAAAGCTCCTTTGGTATCCGTATTAAATTTATCCATGATTCCAGAAAGTTCATCCTTAGTTAAGATGCTATCTTTAACTGCTTCGTCAATCATTCCCAATAGGGGTTTTAATATGGTCTCAGTTCCTCTAAACAACAATTGCTTTTTAACAACATTATCCATAAAGTCTTGGAATGTAGTTTCCAACCCTTTCATTCCATCCCCTGTTTCTTTGAAGGCTTCATACCAAGCATTAGCAAATTCTTGTGCGGCAGATTTAAAGTTTTCTTCCGTTCCGAATCCTCCCATTTCTGCTAAAGCTTCTTCTTTTAATTGCAGTTGCAAATCGTGCAACTTTTCAATTTCTCCTTGCCATTCCTTTATTCGCTTCTTGTCGGTTTTCTTTTTCGCATCTTCGGCAGCTATCATCTGTTCGTATGCCTTTATTTGGGCTTTTACATTTTCTTGGGAAAGTCTATTTGATTCTTGAAATGTGTCTACAGAATAAGCCGCTTCTATCGACTTTTCAAGCTTCTTATATGCCTTATCCAGATTTTCAACTTTTTTTATTTCCCTCTGTATTTGACGCTCCTTCTTTTTGTCGCCAATATTAAAGAAAGATCCGATTGTTTTTGCCAAACCAGTAATACCTTGCAGGTATCCGCCAATATCAGCAGGATTAGCCATAACCCTTGCGACACCCGCCGCTGTATCTCCGACACCCGATAATATTTCTTGGAGAGAACCGATTGAATCAGCAGCTTTAGCATCCATCTCGCCAAAGACATTTTCCATTGAAGTAGCTACATCAGAGATAGTTTGTCCTACTTCATCGGCATATCTACCGATTAATAATAATACAGCTTGAAGTTTATCTTTTAATGTTTCGCCATATTTTATTTGCTTTATTAAGGCTTTTACAACTTCACCTTGACTTTTTACATTGTTATTTGCAATGTCCAATGCTTGCTGTGCAATCCTTAAATTTTCCTTAGCTAAATTAGCTTCTTTAGAATTAAGACCATATTTTTTAACCGCAACATCATATTGCTTTTGAGCAGAAAGAACATTATTTTCTGCTAATGTTTGCTGCTGTTTATATTGCTCTAAGGTTTTTGATTCATCTGTATATTCGGCTTCTAAATTCTTTTTTTCTTTTAAGTAGCCGATATACTCTTTTATATTAGGCAATAGATCCTTAAACGGATTTCTCTTCTCTATTTGTTCATCAATCTTTTGCATTTGGGAAGTTATCTCCTTTAATTCGGTTGGAGACAAATCCTTTAAAGATTCTTTCAGCGAAATCAATTTAGCTTTCATCTGCTCTAATACGGAAGAAGATACTCTATCAAGATCTTCAAACATCGTAATATAAAGATCGCTCTCTTTAAATTCAGCAAAAGACTGCTTATCTAATTTCTGCCTTGTTTCTTTCTGTATGTTCTTTTTAATCTGTTCCTTCTGAGGTTTTGTAAATTCAGAAGGGATTTCCACTATCTTCTTCTGCGCTTCAAGTTCAATCTTGATACGCTCCGACATAGATTTTTTCAGATATTGAGAATAATCCTTTAATCGTTCTTGCAAGGATGCTTTTTCTGCGGCAGTTATTTTATCCGATGCTTCGTTGTATGCTTTTAATTGCTCCTCGCTCAATGCCTTTATATCAGGATAGAGAGATTTCAGTTTTGCCTTAATATCATCAAGCGTAAATGTATCAATTCCAAATAACTGGCTAATTAAATCTTTATCAAGACCTAACTTCCCTAATTCAACAGTTAATTCATAACCAGTGAAAAGCCCCTCTATTTCTTTTCTTGTCCTTTCTACATCTTTAGCTCTCACGTCTATTTCCACATCACCTTTTAAGTCAGCAATTGCTTTTTCAAGCGTCAAGCGCATTTTGGGAGAAACAGAAGACATAAGCGATTCTAACCCTGCTATAATTCCGCTTGGATCAAAATTCATCGTTGTAATCAAATTCCCTAATCCAGCTTCTTTAAAAGGATCCGTATAGTCTTTGCGAGTTTTCTCTAAAGCTTCGGCTTTACTATAATATTTTAGATTTTTCTGGTATTCTTGCCCAACTTTCTTTAAAAGATCTATTTGCTGTTGTAACGTTTTGTTTCTTTCATTTTCTCCTTTATTCGATTTAGGCATTTCGCCAAATGCTGACAATATCTGAGTAAGCTGCTTAACTCTCTCTTTATTGTATTTAAGAGCTTCTTCATTGGTCATCGAAGCATTTAATTGCTCTGTTGCTACATTTAATTTTTCTACATTAGATTTCGAGTCTTTCAGTTCGGCTTTTAGCTTATCAAAATAATCTTTAGTTCCTTGATCTGGTTTTATAATATCAAGTTCAAGCTTATGATCTTCTACATATTTTTTAAGTCGAGCTTGCATCCCTTGATATTGATTTATAATAGGTTTAGATGCTATTTCTACTCCAAATTTCACTGTAAACTCCTGAGATACAAATTTTCTTGTTTCCTCGTCAGCTATATTTATAGAATTAATATAATCTCTAAGAGTTTCTTGTGCCGCTTTTCTCCCCTCTTCTGTAGCAATATTATAAGTCTTCTTAAAATCCGTAGCAAGTTTCTTTATATCCTCTGACATTTCAGCTCTTGTTTTAGTCAATTTGCTTAAAGCTTTGTCATAATCATTGAAGTCAGAAGAATAAGGGCGCATTAATTCCCTCAAACCTCCACCACCAGTAGCAGCAGTTTTTCTACCGAGAACGTCTAACGCTTTTAATTTCTCAACGGCCGTTCCTGCGCTATTTTGTATTGCAATAATCTGCTGTCGGACATCAGGATCTAAATTTTTAGCTGTTTGAAGAAAAACATTAAGTTTTCCATTTGCATCAAGCCAAATATTACCCATACTATTAGCTTGTTTATTATATTCGGCTTGAAGTTCCGATAACTCTGCTGCCCTTTCAATCATTCCTGTACTAAACCAAGATTCTTGCCTCTTTGCTAACCAATTTAAATAATTAGTTTGTTCTAACTTCTTATTAAATTCCTCTTGTGCTTTAGTCAAATCTACAGTACCATCTTTCTGTGTAATAATACTATTATATACTGTCGGATGATTAATTCTCAATTCTTCTAACAAGGCATTTCGTTTTGCCGAAGATTCGTTGTTCTCTTTTTGAGCATCTGTGTATTCTTTAGTCCCTTCTTTAAACTGCTGCATTGCAGAAGCAGATTCTTTTATTTTTGCATTATATTCCTTAATTTTAGATGAGATAGAATCTATTTCATTCTTTTGTCTTGCTAAAGAATTTGTCAATATGTCATATTTAGCTTTTGCTTCTTCAACCTTACTGTTGTATTCTGTAGCTGCATATATTGCCGTAGCAATACCAGTTGCCAAAAGTAAGTAAGGATTGCCTTTTGCAAAAGATAATAAATTCTTAAGTCCTGTAACTGTTCCTCCAATAGCCTTATTAGCTCTTCCTGAATTAGCGATTATTTCTCCTTGCGATGCCGCGAAAGCCTTATTTGCGATGGTAGCTAAAACTATTTTTCCAGTATATAAAACGAACCCAGTTGCTACGGATTTTAATAAAACCGCAAAAACTTCCCAATTCTCTACAATGCCTCGAGCAATCGCAATCAAATCTTTTAAAACTCCATCATTAGCTTTTCCGATTTCATTAAACATAACATCGAAGCTATCTTGAAGGTTGGAAATTTGACCTTGCAAAGTTTCAGCTTGTATTTCTTGCATATTATAGAAGATTCCTCCGGCAGAAGTTATCCTCTTAAACACTTCTTCGACATCCTCAAAGGCAACCATTCTATTAGATACCATATCGAAGACTTCTCCAACAGATACCATTCGTCCTTCTAATTCAGTGAAATATGTTGCCAATTCACCTAATATATTAATACCAGCTTCACTAAACTGTCTTAATTCCGTTCCTCGTAGATAATTAGCTGCCTTAACCTGACCAAAGGCTAAAATCAAGCGATCCATTTCAACACCCAAGCCGCTTGATATATCAGCAAGCATTTTTGTTGTATCGTACAGTTTTTCTGTTTCGATACGATATGCTGCTAATTGTTTTGTATATGTAACTAATTCCTTAACTCTATAAGGAGATCTAACAGCCAATTCAACAACTTGATTAAACAATTGGTCAGCTTGGTCTTTGTTTTGAAGAATAGCTTGTAATGCGCTGTTCTGTAATTCAAATTCCCCTCGCACCTGTACTAATTTACCAATATATCCTTCAATTGCGGCCATACTGAAAAGAAGACCTAATTTACTCTCTAATTGCGCAGAAGTATCGAGTACACGGCTTTGATTTTTCTTCAAATTGTTCATGCTATTTGCTGTAGCATCATTAACTGCATTTAACCTTTGAGTTTCAGCAGTTATTCTCTGTAATTGAGTCGTATAACTTCTGCCAGTAGCATTTAACTGTTCTTGGGCACTTCTTAATTTTGCTAATTTGTTAATACGTTGGGCAATAGTTCCCTCAGATGCAGCCATAGCTCTATTGTAAGCTTGCATGGCTTGTGCAGCTTGCTGATCTGATTTTCTATTTTGTTCTCTATTGAGCTTTTCTTGTGCTTTAGCTAATTTCTCTGCTTCTGCCGCAGCCTTCTCTTCGGCTTGCGCCATTTTATAAGCCTTCTCAAAAGCAGCGTCCATCATCTTCTGTTGCTGTTGTAAGGCCGAACTTCCTGTTTTAAATGAAGAATTTAATTGGTCTAATGCAATAGAAGTATTACCGATTGTCTTTTTATAATTTTCCCAAGAAGCGGCTGTAGCAAGAATGCTTCTTTTCTCTTGCTCTAAAATAGCTAATTCAGCTTGAATTTGAGGAGTAAGTGATTTCCCTGCTGAGGCTTCTTTCATTGTAGAACCACTAATAAATCCGCCCCCCTTATTCTTCAAATTGGCAATTTGAGAATCCAATTTAGATACTGCCGAAGTTGAATCATTTAACAAGGTTTTAAGCGATTCTATTTTTTTATTGATAACATCGACGGGAGATTGGGATACTCTATTTAGTTGCTCTGCCACATTAGCCACGCTCTTAGCTACTTTCTCTGTGCCAGATGTGTCAAGCTTAGGCATTAAATCTTTAATGCCTTTATTTGTTGTTTTTAATTGTTGTAATAATGGGTTAAGCCCATCTGCCATTTCTTGAAAAGCCGACTTCATTAGCTTTTTAGTATTCTCACTCGTTTTAGCTAATGTCTCTATTTTCTTATCTGTTTGATCCAGTTGCTTTAATACATTTTCTGGTATCTCTAAAATATATCCTTCTGCCATCGTTTTTACTGTTCTTTAAATAATGGGAATCCTAAATCACTTAATAAGTCTTCTGCGGAATTGATTACAGTTACATTGTCCTCGCTTTTATTTTCAGGTAAATAAACAACTTGCGTTGAATCATGGGACGCTAAAGCTATTTGAGCCATACTCATTTTCCACATGTATTCGTCTATGGTCACAGAAGGATAAGCTTTAAGAAAATCAAACATCTGTCCATAGCTTGTCCTGGCTACTATTATTTTTGTTCGTTCATCCTTGTCTTCCTCTGTAGAGCCATCTCCTTGAATATCTGAGTCGAGTTGATAATGTAAAAAAAAACATCCACATTTATCAAATTCAGTATTTCAAACAACAACTGTCCCCATTCCTTTTCATCACATTCCCAAAAAAGGGTTTCGTATACTTTTTTATATGTTACTTCATCTTCAATATCTTCTTTCTTGTTAAGAATAGCCAATGTAATAATCCTACAAACAGAAGGTAAATTAGACGCTAATCCTTTTAACACATCACTATACGATGCTTTTTCTGCTTTACTTATTTTAACTGCTTCTTCTGCAATCATCCACATTACGGCAGGCTTCAAAGACTTTATAGCAAACTCTGTTTTTGACAGCTTAACTAAAGTTGGGCTATCTGTCATAATTTGCGCTAAACGCTCCATTGCTTCATCAGAAACAGGTTCGTTGATTGATTTTCTTTTTATATTTTCTTTCATGTTATTACTTATGAAATAGGGGGAAGGAGTTTAATTCTCCCACCCCCCCTATATAGTTAGATGATATTACTTTTTCTCGCTCTTGTTTTAGGAGACAATAAAATAGCGTCTTCTCCGTTCAGGATATTTAGGGAATTAGCCGGAGTTACCGATTCCCTCGTTACCCCCCCACAGTTGTAGGAATAGTATAATTGTAGTCGATCATAAATGGAGTCATAACTTTGCCAGAACCGTTGGTCATCTCCAACAAAGATCCTGTACCAGCTAATGCAATTCGTCCAATAGAGGTACTTAAAGAGTCAATTGTTACAGTTGGGCTCATCTGAACTTTAGGCAGAATACATGCAATGTATTTCCCATCTGTACCCTGAAATACCAAAGCAAATTCAGCATATTTAGTAACATATCCACTTGGGGCGTATACCTTTTTATTATCTGTATTTACTGTAAATCCTAAAAGATCTTTCAATAAGTCGGGCTGCAAATCGGCAATTTCTGTAGCTACAGAATACTGTCCAGCTTGAATATTGTTAATAATTGGTGCAGAAGACAATTCATTCTCTACTGGGTTCTCGGTGTTTTCCTCCTGTGTAATAGAGGTTGAGTCCCGGATAATTTCCTCACATTGATATACATTTTTTCCTTTTGTCGTTTCGTCTGTAAAAGGAGTAATAAAAATGTATTTCGGGTTAAAAACCTTCTTCGATTTTGCGGATGTTTTTACAACTGTTGTTGCCATAATTTTTATTATTTAAGCGGTTAAAATTTGAATTTCTACAATATTATAATGTAATTTAGCAGTGGAATCATAGCCTGAACGCGTACCTCTCCTGATTAATTGATAAGCAGGATTTTCATTTGAAAAAAGTATTTCATTCAAGGTAGTTTCCATTTTAGAGAGTATGGGAACGTTTTTTGCGCCAGAGGACATTGGCTTGGCATATAACCAAATTGCTATTGTGCCAAAACCATAAGCCGACAAGTCGCGTATCAAATAAGAACAATCAACCAAAAGTAAATCTTTCCACGAGTCTTTTATAACTGGCGGCAATGTATCAAAGAAAACATTTGCTGAAACCTTATTCCCCAACAAGGAATCAAGGTAAGCTTCTATATTTGATATGTTTAACTTATTTTTATCCATTCCCTATTGTCTTTACTTTTGAACCTTTTATCTTCGACGATAATAATGAAATATCATCTCCAATCATAAAGATCACTTTATATTTTCTTTTTAAAGGAGATTCGCCTGCCTCTAATATTCCCCCATAGAACAAAGCAACAGCAACTACTAATCGCATCCCTTTAGATGGTGGATTATATTTAGAGAAAAACTCCTCAATTGACTGTCTTCCTGTTATGTAACGCCCATTAACTTTTACACCCTTATCCGTAGCTAAACGATCTAAAAATCTTGTTGTTTGCGGATATATTTTTCCGTTATAAAAGACTGCGCTACCGTAACTATCATGGAGGTTTTGAGTTTCGTTTTTACTATAATCCGCTTCTTCAAAAGCCTGATGTATCAACTTATCTCCATCGGAAGCCAGTTTCATGGCTAATTGATGTACATAATTAGAAGAAACCTTCATTATTCTTCCTGTGTATAAGTTGTTATGTAAACCGAAACATCCCCTAATTGAGTTGGGAATAAACCAATTACTCGACCTTCGACTGACATTCCAAACATTTCCCCTCTGAATAGCATTCCTTTTTTTATCGTAATGCCTTGTTTTTTATCAAAAGGATAATATACTTCAAAAGCATTTGAGATGATAGTATTATCACTTTTCTTTGCTTCTTGTATATCACATTTGGTTTCTAATACCAAGATTTCCTCTTCGACTCTTTCCGTCAACGGCTTAGTCATATCTATGTCGTATGTATAGAAAGAACCATTGAAAGGATATTCTTGTATTAAGTCTCTGTCAATAATCATTAGTCATATTCATTAATCCATTGTACACTCAAGTTTGATAGCTCTGATAATTTAGGATCGTCCCATTTCTTATATAACCCAATTAAAATATTATAGACTTCTTTCTTTGTATCATAACGCTGGCTCCCAATCGTTTTCGTAAATGCGCCATGCTGTTGAGTTGAACTCGCAGTATAATTAGGGGCTGTATAAATCACGAACAATAAATCAGCAAGACAAAGATCTTTTTGTTTTTCTGTCAAAGATTTATAATCTGTAACGTCGATAACTTCTCTTTCTATTGCGATACGGGTTAAGACTGCCCTGTCAAAGACGAAGGCAGTCAAACCAGAAAGATATTCTATAACATCGAATTGCGTCATGAGTTTGCAGATGTAGTATCAACAATAACGTGATATGGGAACTCGTTCAATGACGGAACGGCCGACATAATCAAATCGGTATGCCATTCTTTATACATTCCATTAGGTACAGTTGTATTTACCAATGTATAAATACCACCTTCCATCTGAGCGAATGATTTAGTAATGGAATTATTACCGTATTTTTCAAACATTACTACGTCCAAAATATCAGTATACTGAATTTCCCCAGCAAATCCCGCAGGGCGTAGAACAGCAGCTTTCGAATCCCATCCATTAACGAACTTACCAGTCATATTATCCCAACTGATGTCCTTTTGTTTTTCAACAACAATCTCAATTGGAGACAAATCGGGATAATTAGCATAAACAACACTGTTGAAGATTTCCTCAGTAACAGGCATTGAGTCCAAGAAAACCTTATCATTTAGCGTATAGTATTGTTTCACCAGCTCGCGAACTTCTTTGTTCTTCAAAACGACATCCATATACATCTTATACGGAATCTGCCATTTCATTGGGCCATTATAACCTTTTGTATCGCGGAAGTCAACCTCAATAGTACGCATTTGACTAAGTAGATTACAATCTGCGGCAGTCCAAACCTTAGCACCTGCTTTCTTGAAGTTTTCTGATGGGATTTCTGCTTTCTGCAAAGCGCCCTTCATTCCACGTCCAAAACTATAAGAACACTGACCCTTTGAAATAAGCTGTGCGCCCAAATTAGTTAAGGTCTGGTCAGCAGCGTCGATCTGCATCTGAACATCGTCCATCCACTCGCTAATCAAGAAAGCGTCATTCCCGAATTGAGCAAAAAGACGTTCTTTGTATTCACGCTGCGGAGCAGTTTCTACAATACCAGGAGCAATAAAATCAGGTATAGTAGCAGAATACCAAGAAATTCCCTTGTAATCCAAAGGTACAGAATCGCCAAGAGGCGCACGCATATCCATCATTGGAGTTGCGGTTCTGTCCTTAGCCTGTACTGTAAAGGTTGCAGTACCATCAGCCGCTACAGGGGTAGCATTGCTGGCTTTCGTAAATTGGGTTTTCCACCATCCGTAATTCGTGCGAAGCAAATCCGATTCGTCAATCAAAGAGCGCAAAAAACGCACATCGGAATCAGTCCACAAACGAGCATATCTATTATTATTAAAATCAAACTTTGGCATTTTCTATTTCCTTTCTTTTAAAGTTCAAACCATCCGGTTACTAATGATTTATTTCTCGCGGCAAGTACTGTTTTAGGCATTGGAGACATTCGGTCAATATAAGCAATACCATGAAGCACGGGAGTCATAAAATATCTCGCTCCGTCAAAGTCTGAGTCGCCTGTAGAAGGTTCATAAAGAAAATCGTAATCCGCAGGACACATTGCATTCGGATTTGTAACCATAGGTTTTTTGCTGTTTCCGACTTCGGCAGCTTCAACAAGGACATCACCTGCCTTTAACGTAGTCAACGTTGCAGAAAGAGTAAGTTTCCATACATCTTCTTGTGTATCAACTGTTGCCTCAACTTTTGTTACAGTTACAGCAGTACCAGTACCATCAAGAGTGGCGGGGGCTTTCATAATAATGTCACCAACAAAAGGAATGTGCTTATAACCATCTCTTACTATATAAATTTCGGTATCAGTACCATTGGTTGTATTTTTAGCGACAACATAGGTCTTCAAAATATAACCTGTAGCACCCTTTTCATCGTCGTTATAGCGATATTCAATCAAATCGCCTGCATACATTTTGGCTGTTCCCTTAAACGGATTCATAATTTTACATCCGAAAGTAGGGAATACAAGTTCATTCTTGTTGCCTTGCAGCTTAACAAAAACGTATCTTGCGCCACCAATTTCACCTCTTCGTTGAAGAAGAGTCTTTCCTAAAAAGACACCTGCATCGGTAGAATACATATTTTCTCTTTTTTTTAATTTAAAACTTCTTTTTTACGTTCTCTCATTTTCTTAATATCATCCCACGTATCGGTTGCGGCTGCACTTGGGGTTTCCAAAGATTGTGGGGACATTGAAGTCGTGAAATTAGCCTGAGATTGATTGTAAATTTTCACATAAGAGTCAAGTTTTGCGTCTACGTCGAATTCTTCTGTGATATTAATCTCTTGAATGAAATCATTAATCCATGAATCGTTTTTAACGCCTTTAGTTTTTAATTTGCCTTTCAAATCTTGTTTCTTCTGAGAAATAACTTTCTCTCTCTTTTCAGCTTGCAATTCCTGTTCCAACTGTGCGAGTCTTTTTTCAAGTTCGCTTGTTCCTTCCGCAGGTTTCTGTGTAGTCTGCTGTGCGGCAGGTGATGTAGTTTGAGACTTGTAAGACTGTACGAAATCCGAATAATCTTTTTCCATGTTGCCATTTGCAGTTTTGAACAACGGCAATGCTTTTGACATAAAATCAGTCAATTCGGTTTCTTCTGTTGCTAATAATGGGGTTAGGGTTTCTAACATCTCATTAATACTTCTCTCTGTTAAACGTAGGGTTTTCCCACCTTCTGTCAGAGCACCTTTGAGGTTTTCAAAGGCTTGCTGTTTGGTAAATTTCATACTTCGTGATATTTTAATTTGCATACAAATTAAAGCTATATATTCAATAATACAGATAAATATAGGGCTAAATCTTATCACTGGTGATAATATTTATTCATTAGTCCAAAATATTCGCAAATTTCTATAGTATTTTTGCATGTATATGGAAACAACAGACAAAGATAAAGAATCAAAGACCAAAATAATTAAGCCACAACCAGGCTTTCAAGAAAAGTTTGTGTGCTCGAACGTGGATGTAGTGTTCGGGGGCGGCACGTTAAACTGCGGAAAAAGCTTTGCTGCCATCTTATCAGTCGCAGAGCCAAGTTTAGACCCTTCTTTTCGTGCATGTTTTACTCGTAGAACATTTGGTGAGTTGAACATGGGTGGCGGACTTGTAGATGATTTTGAATCAGCATTCGGTAATGGAGCGCAAGTTAGAAAAACAAATCCTCCAAGAGTAACATTCCCATCGGGGTCTTTTGTTGAAATGCGTCAAATCAATGATGAAAACATCAAAAAGATAACGGAGCAATGGAAAGGTGCGCAGTTTGATCTTATATATATGGACGAGTTGACCTCTTATCAATTCTCTACCTTCAAATATCTTCTGACCCGAAATAGAGGTAAAGGTTCTTGGACGGGTAAGTTTAGAGGCACTACGAACCCGAAAAAAGATTCTTGGATTAGAAAATTCCTTGATTGGTATATTAGTCCAGAAGGGCAGATTATTCCTGAACGAGATGGTGTAGTTAGATATTTCTATATTGCCGGAGATACCATAGACGATGTTATTTGGGGAGATACCAAAAAAGAAGTATACCAGAAATGCAAATTAGACATTGACAAGAAAATAAAAGCAGTAGGAGGTACTATTTCCTACGAGAACTTCATAAAGTCCTTTACATTTTATTTAGGTAGAATGTCCGAGAATAAAGCCATTCTCGATGGCAACATGGACTACGTAGGTTCTGTTGCTGCATCAGGAGGTAGAATGGCTCAACAATTGTTGGAAGGTAACTGGAATGTTGACTTAGAGGATGAATCAGATACTCCTATACCGTCCCATGTTGCAAGAAGTACATTTATGAATGACCCTCAAAGAAATGGAGACAGATGGATTACTTGCGACTTGGCAGACTTTGGAACGGATAATATGGTTGCTTTGGCTTGGGATGGATTTCATATAATGGATGCTCTAATCTTGGGCAAAACTACGCCGCGAATGAATGCGGATAAGCTTTCTTTATTTGCAGCAAAGTGGGATGTAGCAGATTGCCATATAATATATGATGGTATCAATGGACGTTACCTTTCTGATTATATTCCAGATGCGATTGCATTTCTTTCTTTTAAAGCACCAAGGGGAATGTATGGGCGTTCCGCAAGAAGCCTAAAAGACGAATGCTATTTGCGACTCAAATACATTATTAATAATAGGTATTTGTCTTGGGAAGAAGAAGTCTTACAAAGAAGATATACGCATAATAAGATGAAAGATGAAATCACTATTGGCGTTGAATTTGTAGAAGAATGTACTGTTGTTCGGTTCAAAACAGAAGCAAGCGGGAAACATAGATTGGCCACAAAGAAAGAGATGAATCAAATGTTGGGAAAGGGACGTTCTATGGACTTATTAGACCCATGTGCTATGCGAATGTATCCTGTTTTGGAATATCAATATGGCGATGAACTTATCGAGACAGCAGTCGATTTTGAAGAAAGAGAGAAGCAATATATTCCCAAAGACAATATATATAGAGATGATTTTTGGGCTTAATTCATTGTAATTCAATTATTTTTATTAACTTTGCAATATAAAAAAGTAACATGGATACCAACGACTTTAAAAAAATAACTACCGATGCTAAAAACTTGGGACATGATGTCTCGATGCAGGATATTGCATATGTGTTTCTCTGCGAAAGTTATGAAAACGCAGAGATTGCATATAAAGTGCTATTCGGGAAAGAGTCCATAGATGCGGAGGTGAATAAATATAAGAAATCAAAAAAGATTGTTTTTTTAACAGATTATATAAAAAGCAATTATATTAAGCCTTCTAAGAAAGCAGAAGTTGAATTTTCGACAGAAGAAGATATGGATCTTTCTTTTGAGGAAAACAAGAGCAAGATGATCTCTCTCTTAAATAAGATTGAGGAGTTAGTTGCTTCTGGCGATATGTCTGCGAAAGACGCTGTTAAATTAGAGGCTGAAATTAGAACCAAACTGAATGATAAATTCTCTGTTGATGATCAATCGGAGCAAAGTAATGTTATCGTCGTTGAACCAAAATTTAATCTTATTTGTCCGCATACTAACAGGGAGTGCTATGTAAATAGCAAAGAGCAAGTAATGAAAAGATATAATCTAATCGAGAAGGAATAAAATGGCAGAAGACAGAACAAAAATAGATTATTTGATTGCTAATCCGCAATTGTTATTACAGAAAAAGCCTTTCTTTAGAGGATTGCAGATAAATGCGCGCTATAACCCTCAAAACGTAGACTTGAATCAAACTATACAAGCAGACACTCCGAGGGTGAAGAAAATGGTTATTTCACAAGATGAATACCTTCAAGAATTAAACCCCTACTGCCATAAAGTCTTATTTGATGACAACGTGCCAAGTATTACAATGAAGCTTTCAAAAGAACAAGGTGGAGGCTGGGCTACTATCGAATACAAAAAGATGGCAATCTCTTTTCAAGAAAATATAAAGAACAAGCAAGTATTGCATCTTTGCGGTAATCCTCTGAATTTCACATTGATGGAAACTAATCCTACAACCAAACAGAGCGAAGACTTTATTACCTTTAAGCAGTATTGGGATTTAAGAAACCAAGATGGCATGAAAACAAAAATGGTTGATGCTCAAAAGTCGGTTGGAGATGCAGGACTTCTATATTATTTCGATAGGAAGGGAGAGATCAAATCGCGATTGTTATCCTACATGGATGGATATGTTCTCTGCCCACATAATGATGATAATGGTGATAGACTATTAGAAAGCGTTTATTACAAAAAGGATGACATAGAATATATTGATTCTTATGATGATAGATATATGTATCGTCACATGAATGATGGAAGTGGTGCGGATGAAAACGGCTGGAAATTAATATTTAAGAACGAACATGGATTTAGCGAAATCCCTCTGATTACTAAAAGAGGTAAAGTCGCTTGGGATGATGCTCAAAGCTCAATTGAAGCCTATGAAGTGTTATATAACATATTCTTAGTGATTCAGAAACGACATGGATGGGGTATATTATACATCAAAGGGCGTTTTGATAATGATGGTAGAAAGATTGCTGGTTCTGTTATCTTGAATGACAGAAGTGATGATGCTAATAGTGATGCTAAATTCCTTACTCCGCCAACCCCGGAAGGAACTATTGAAACGCTGAATCTCTTAGAGGAAACAATACAGAAAGGGTCAAAAACGACATTTATTCTTCCGAAAGATATAAAAATGTCAGGAGATATTTCTGGTATTGCCATTATGCTTACTCAATCACTGGATATAGAGAATGCTCTTCAAGGCGTTATTGAATGGCAGAATGTAGCTGATAAAATGTGCCGTTTATTCAAAGAGGGATTAGCTAAGGAATTGGTGAATAAAGACATTCAACCAACTGCTATTACAGACTTCAATAATATTAAGATTAATGCCAAATTCAAAGTATGGAGACCTCAATCTGATACAGACTTTGCACAAATGTTGGTTACTTTAAAATCTAATGGATTATTGTCAGAGGAAAGCGGCATTGAATTAAGCCCAGTGTCTTCTCCAGATGAAAAAGCAAGAAGACAGAAAGAAAAAGATTTAGAGAAGAATTTAGAGATAGAAAAAGAAACTATAATTAACAATTCTAATAATACTAACAATATTAAGGAGGAAGAAAATGTATAACGACGTAATAAAACAAGTTTTAGAGATTCCAGAAAGCCCCGAACATTTTACTTTATCTGATCGGAATCCATTTTATGTATTTCCACAAAAGAAAGATGATACCGCACCTGATGTTTTTAATATTCAGGCTGAATGTTCTGAGGCAAGAGCAAGTAGTGCATCCGTGAATATTCCTTTAGTTTGTAATCAGTGGAATGTTATTCTTCTGCAAGGCATACATTTAACCGCAGATTTAAAAACTAAGTATAAATTATTTGCAGGGGTAAACTATTCTTACGAGCCATGAAAATCGGAGTTGGAATAGGATTATCGTATCCTAAATATACTACATTTGTAAATAGGGGGGGGCAAACTTCTCCTTTTCACCCTTCCCTTGTGGGTTATTGGAACTTTAAAGGTAAGAGAAATTTTGATAAAGATAGGAATACTATCAAGGGAATAAAAGGTGAATTATTGACCGCGTATAACTTCGGTTGGAGCTTAGGCAGTGGTTATGGGTTATTTAAGGAGAATTATTTGAATTATTTAAATAATTCTAAGAACCCTGAAGACATTATAATAACAGATTCTTCAATAACCAGACTAAAAGGTGAAGGAAAAATATCCTTTTGGGTTACAGGGGAAAAACTTCCCATAGGTATAACAGTTATTCCTTCCTATAAAATCAATGTTACAGGAGAATGGGAAACTCCTCCTACATTTACTTATTATGATGGGGATAACGCATCTATATCACATACAATTACTTTAACTCACGGCATTAACATCATCCCTGAGATAACAATAAATGTAATAACATCAATATCATTCACTATATATAGTTTTAGTACTTTTCAAAATGGAGATGTCACTATTGAACAAATTCCAGAGTATGAAGGAGCAATTGTAACAGATGGTATAGATGATTATCTGAAACTTGATAAAGTTGGATATAAGGTGGGTACTATAATTATAAAATTTAAACCTATTAATATAAAACCCAATATTGTTAATTCTATATTAAATATTCATACAGATGAAGTAGATTTACAATATCATACTTCTGGTGTACTTTACAACAATTTTACAAAATATAAAAATTATGGAGAATATGGTGTTGGAACATTTAATATAGATAAATACGCTGCAACTCCTCTTACATTAGGTTGTAAATTAAGTAATGCAGGTCGTCCATTTGAATATAGTAATGTAGCTATATATTCTGTTGCCATATATCAAAATGCTCTCACCGCTGAAGAAATTCAGAAAGAGATAAATGTTATGGAATATGGCACTCCAAATCCAGTGTTCGCATTGAACTTTGATAACTTTGCCTATAAAGCCGTTGATTATCCAGATTTTGCTACTGGCAAAGTTACAACAAATAAAATTGTTGTAGATAGCACAACTGAAACCTTTACTGGGGCTATTGCATTAGCTAAAGACCCAGAAGCTACAACTGGTGATCCAATTGAAGTATCGGCTTATAAATTAAAAGTTACTGGGATTGATGCTTATAATAATCCTGATGGAATTTGGGGAATAGCATTAATGCCAGCTAAAATTAATGATGAAAATACAGGTAATTGGGACTCTCCTATTCCAATATATAAAGATGGTGTCTATGATATACCTGCTATATTAAAAGAAGATCGTGTATATAATATGGGAATAGTATCTCAAACAGTCATCAATAAACCTATTGAGATAGAAGTTCTCTACGATAAGAATGTCACAAAGAGCCTTCCGGAGAACAAACAAATATTCCATTAAAGTTAATAAGAAAATTATGAAATTTGCAATACTAACAAAAGAGTGGCTAAACAACAAAGGTGTTGTTATACAGCCAGAGTGGAGACATAATATAGCTAAAACTGAATATATTCTGCATCAAGAGATGATTAGTCCTTTGTTGAATGATACAGATAATATTACTTTTTATGAGTATGATAATACTGAGTTTATTAATATAATCAATAGCCCTTCTTGGGTATTGCCAGAAAGGGAAGAAATACTCCGCAGTTCGCGTAGAAGGTAATTTTAATCATTACAAAAAGAAGATAGCCATGCCCCAATAAGGAACATGGCTACTTTTTTTCTGCAAAGACTTTGCAATTAACACTTCAATTGTTATCTTTGCGATTAAAACCATACAATCTATGGCAAAAGTAACTAATTTTTCTGAATCTGCAAGCGATAGCCTGCAAATTTCAGCGTCAGCCAACGAAAAGGCATTTTAACAAAAAGAAGTTCAAACAGTGAAATCGAATTGTATTTCCGAAAAGTCTTAGAACTCAGCAAGTCCGATAACGAATTTCCCGTCAATCTTGAAGAGGTGTGGATGCTGGTATATCCAAGAAAAGATCACGCTGTTAGAGAATTAGCAGAAGGAGGTCAGTTTATGGAAGGTGTTGATTATCAAGTTTTCCTCAAAAATGGGGAAAACCCTAAAGGAGGAAGACCTACAAATGAGTACAAGCTTACCGTTCCCTGCATGGAATTCTTCATTGCAAGAAAAGTCCGCCCAGTATTTGAAGTTTATCGCAAAGTGTTCCACAAAGTAGCAAACGCTTCTACTTCTACATCCGATGTAGTTTTGTGGATTAATGCAGTTTCCGACTCTTTGAATCTGAACAAGCAGTCTAAACTCTTATTATTCAAGAAATGGGGAGATAGTAGAGATTTGCCAACTCCTGATTATGTAGATTCCACGGATATTCTCTTATCGGCAACTGAGCTTTTAAAGCGCAATGGACTTAATATCAGCGCAAGGGTATTCAATGTCGCCATGATAGAAAAAGGCTTTTTGGAAAAGTGTACTCGTCCTTCAAGCAAAGGACAGAAAGTTTTCAATCACCTAACTGCTAAAGGTCTTGCCTACGGAGAAAATCAAGTTTCGCCAAACAATCCAAAAGAGACACAACCATTGTATTATGAAGGCAAGTTTAGTCAACTACTCACGGAAGTAGGTTTGCGATAAAAAAAAAGTTGATTATATGATTGGATATTGTTTTGAATTGATTATCTTTGCAGTACAAATATAATATGTAGAAGCCGAAAGTCAGCCAGGAACTCTCAAATGGGAGCTTTCTGGCTTATTTTATATTCCGAAGTATCTTTTTAGTTCACTTTTTCAATCTTTTCTTTATCAGTTCATAACAAATTTCTATATTTGTATTATAAATAAAAAAACGTTTTTAAATGGACTGGACAACTATATTAAATTATATTATCGGAGGGGGTGGATTGCTAACGTTCGCGCTTTCTGCATATAAAGCAAGGCCAGAAAAAGTTTCTTTCGAAATAAAAAATCTTAGAGAGTTAGTCGAAGAAATAAAGACTAATGCAAAAGAAGAAAAAATAGAATATAAAGAAATGATGTCTAAATTAGAGCGGAAAGTAGACGAATTAGAGCTTAAAGATGAAATAAAATCAAGGGCTATAGCTCAATACTTAAGATGCTCTTATACTCCAACAGATAAAGAATGTCCAGTCGCAGTTTTTATTAATCGTTCTGAGGATATTATAAAACGTAAGACAAAAGAACTAAAAGATAAAAGAGAAGCAAATGAGCAATAACATTTTACTGACAGTATACACTTATGTAGATGGAGTTTCTGATACTCCGTTTCCTAATGCGGAAAATCCGTTAAAAATCAAATATACTTATAATGCTCAACGAATGGGGAGCAGTTCTTTAACGGCTACTGCAATGTATCCGACTTGCCTTGATGATCTATGGGTGAGTGGGAAACAATACGTAGATTTCAAGGGGGAACGATATTTCATTGTAAAAACGCCATCTTCCTCAAAGAGCAACGATGATGTTAGATACAAACATGAATTAGAATTCTTATCCGGCAGAAGCGTATTGGATAATGTGTATGTGTATGATGTAGTTACTGGTGATGCCGGAAATACAGATCGTTATGTAAGCAATAGCACAAAAGTTCTTTTTTATGGCGACATTCAGGAATTTGTAGCAAGACTTAACTTCTCTCTTGAATATAGTAATTTAGCATATCGCATTGTCATAGATGAAGGTATTACTTCCGAAGCAAAACAAGTTTCTTTAGAAAATATGTTCTTTAGCAATGCTTTGCAGGAAATATTCAATATCTTTGAATTGCCTTTCTACTTCGTCGGAACGACAATTCATGTTGGATTCACGAATAATGCAATCACGCATACATTCAAATACGGAAAAGATTTTGAACTTTTGTCTGTAAGCAAAACTAATGCTAACTACAAAATAACTAATAGAGTAACGGGTACAGGTAGTTCCGATAATATTCAATTCTATTATCCGAATCCGAGCAACGATAGAAAGGCGATAGAAGAAGCAGGGGGTACATGGATTACTCCTTCACAGGTATTAATGCCGCCAATATATAGGCAGACTAATGGAGCAGAGCGTTTTTATAATGCCTTAAATAACAAATATACTAATCCCGATACAGGAGATTATTATACCTTTGAAAATCTTTATCTACCGACAAACCCAAAAGAGCAAATAGTCGATTTTTCTTATATCAAGCCAAGTATAAAAAATGCCTTAAACAAAGCTGGTGTAAGAATGGATATGATTAAAGCAATCGCCTTTGATCAGAACGACGATGATTCAATAAACAAAGACACTGGTGAATATGTTCACTCTTACTTTTATGTTAAACTAAATAAGTTTGATGGAGACTTTGGTTTTAACTTATTTGATCAAGCTTTAGTCGGCAGTGATGCAACCATCTCGATGACAAGTGGAGCTTGTGGGGCTTGTAATTTCCAAATTGGAGTAACAGAAATTACACAAGACGGGAAACAAGTATTCAGGAATCCTGTTCAGGTTGATAATCGAGGAGACATTGTTCCAGGTGATTATGCGCAAAAGGTTAATGTAAACAACCTGCAACCACAGCAGCAAAATACAATGACCAATGAAGTGTGGATTGCCCTCAAAAAGGATAATACTACATTTGGTATTGTAATGCCTAATGCAGGTAATAATATAAAACCAAGTGCTGGAGATAGCTTTGTCTTTTTAAACATTGATATGCCACAAGCATATATAACGAAGGCTGAAAAGGAATTAGAAGAAGCTATCATTAAATATATGGCAAATAATAATAGAGAAAAGTTTACCTTCTCTATTAAATTGAGTCGTATTTTTTTAGCCGAAAATCCGAGCATTGGAAATCTGTTAAACGAGAATGCGCGTATAGATTTAGAATATAATGGGCAGTTCCATCAATTGTATGTTTCTAACTATACACTGAAGGTTGATGAAAACGTATTACCCGAAATTTCAATTCAGCTAACAGATACTCTGACCATTGGCAAGAATTCTCTTCAAACTGCTATTGATGGAGTAAAACAAGATATAATGAACTCTATCGGAAGTGTGGATTTCCTAAAACAAGGATTGAAATACTTTTTGAGAAAAGACACCAGTGATTACGCAAGAGACTTCATTACTTTTTTGCGAGGGTTAAAAGTTGGTTCTTATACCGAAGGAGGCAATAGCGGAGGAATTTTCGCTGTTGATGCAAATGGAAAAACTTATATAGAGACAGACATGTTGAAAGTACGTGCAAAAGCGTATTTTGAGACATTGGAAATAATCAATACGAATAGTATCGGAGGTAGACAGATAATCACTCCTGGCGGAAGTATAACCTGTAATAAAGTTGTTGAAGGAGATACTTATTATCGTTGCTATTTCGTAAACGATGCAGATAATACACCAATTGAAAATAGGTTTAAGGTAGATGATCAAGCTTTATCGCAAGACTTCAATATCAAGGAAGGTATTTATGAAAATGTATCAAATCATTATTATTGGAGAAAGGTTGTAGCTATCGGTGAAGATTATATTGATTTATCTAAGACGGATGCTGACGTAAGCAGTGATATTCCAAAGGCGGGAGATGTTATCTGTCAGTTAGGTAATAAGACCGACAAGACGCGTCAAAATGCCATTATATTCTCTGCTGTAGATTTTTATTCTCCAAGTATAACTTTATATGCTGGCATTGATAGCTATTCTTATGTGAACAAGGAATATGTTTCTTATGGTGTTGACAAGACAACGAATGAGGCATTCTTCTACGTCTATGGACGAATGTATGTAGGAGACAGAAATAAAACCTCTTATATGCAATATAGTGAAAAGGACGGTTTGCAAATTAAGGGGAAATTGCAAGTTGGGACAACTATTGGATCTGGGCAAACAGTAGAAGACGCGTTAGAGCAGACGAAGAATGATGCTATAGCTGGCGCAAAAGAGAATTTAGATGACTTTGCAACGATAGTCAATGGGAGTTTAAAAGATTTACAAGATCAAATAGACGGAGCTATTGAGACTTGGTTTTACGATCCAGTTCCGACGTTAACAAATCAACCTGCCGTAAATTGGACTACTGATAAAGATAAGAACGCCCATTTAGGAGACTTGTATTATGATAGTAATGGGAAAGCCTATAGATTTCAATTAACAGGTACAAAATATGAATGGAAAGTACTTACAGACAGTGATATTACTAAAGCTTTAGCAGATGCCAAGAAAGCGCAAGATACAGCCGATAGTAAACGGAAAATCTTTGTACGACAACCATTAGACGCTGAAACGTATGAAGTCGGGGATCTTTGGGTGAATGCGACTTTTGGTAGTACTTATTCTAATGATGTCCTTCGATGCAAAACAGCTAAAGCGGCAGGCACATCTTTTTCTATCAACCATTGGGAAAAGGCTTCTAAATATACTGATGATCAAGCAGCTTTAGAAGCACAAAGATTAGCTAAAGCGGCACAAGCAGATGTCGATCAAGCTAAGCGAGATATAAATGGATTAGATGGAGAAGTAGACGGATTGCGCAACTTCACAGATCAAGCTTTTAAAGACGGAGTAATTGATAGAAGCGAAGCTACTGCAATAGCCAAATATCTCAATAATATCGAAACTTCGCAGAAAGATGTAAGCCAAAGTTTCGCAAAAGTGTATAATAATCCTTTGTTATCAGGAATAGCTAAGACAAACCTTAACAATGCGAATATAGCCTTTAATACTTCTGCAACAGATTTGATTTCAACGATTAGATCAGCTATTGCAGACGGGATAACCACAAATTCGGAGAAAGCAGCAGTTGATGATAAATATTCAGTATTTAATACTAAATATGGAGATTACATAGCATATTTAAATGAGGCCAATAAGTTTATCCAAGATCAAATTAAAACTACAGCCGACAATGCCTTACAAAAAGCCGTTGATTTAAACTATCTCAAACAAGCTTTTAAAGAAGAGACTACGATCACTAATGGCGTCGTTCAAACTTCTATCTTAGCATTAGGATACACCGATGGCAGCTCTTATAAAATAATGAGTGGATCGAATGGTATATATGATTCTTCTAAAACAGGAGGAGGCATTGCGTCTTGGTGGGGTGGTTCAATGAAAGACCGCAATGATTACACTTCCGAGAATATGCCCTCTGATGTAGCCAAAGGACTTGTTCGATTTGATGGTACAGGATATTTCGCTAATGGCAATTTATGGTGGGATAATAATGGTAAGCTTCATGCAGATCCTTTATCCTTCTTTGTTGGTCCAGAAAACGTTGGTGATTTATTATCAATATTTCAAATTGTAAAATCTGGGACTTCCATAAATTATGTAGTTCCTCGCTATCCATTTCAAAAATTATCAATTTCAAGTTACTTGGAATTAGGCAGTGGCTATCGTATAAAGGTGGATGAAGCCAATAATGCGATATACGTTGAAAAAGACGGGGGGGGTATTGTCAACTTCTATGCGACTGGTGGTATTACCGCTTTAGGCGCCGGGACTAAATCCCCACAAACAATATTAGATGCTCTCCCCATTGATACTAATACATTAAGTAAAGAAGGTGGTAAATTAACAGTGATTGGCGGAGGAAGTGGCGGCAATACAGGGGCTATTTCTCTAAATGGACAGAGATACGATTCGGTAGATGGTGTTATTACTTTGCCTAATTTAGCCACACCTGGAGATATTACCACTGCTTTAAATGGATATGCAACTCAGGCATGGGTAACAGATAAAAATTATGCTACTCAATCTTGGGTAAACGGAAAGGGATATGTTACGGCTACTGCTTTAGCAACTATGGGTTTTGCTACACAAACATGGGTTAATAGTCAAGGATTTTTAAAATCTACCTCTCTTGATAACTATGTTACAAAAGATACAGTCCAAAATATTACTGGTGTTAAAACATTCTCTTCTGGATTAATAGCTACAGATATTGTGGCTAATAAATTCAAAACATTATCAGGTACTTCTTCGCAATTCCTCAAAGCCGACGGTTCAGTTGATGGGAATGTGTATCTTACACAATCTTCAACAGACACCAGATATGTCCTTAAGACAGGGGATACTATGACGGGAGACCTTCATGCTCCAACTGTTTGGGCAAATACATTATGGGCTACAAGTACATTACATTCAAATCTATTACTTACCGTAGGAGCATCAAATAACGCTGTTACCGGAAACAGAGCTGAACTACACCTAATTACACCTTCAGATAATCCTTCTGATTTATGTATGGGAGCTAACAATAGTAGACGTTGGTCTATTACAGCTAGAGGTTCTGGAGAGAACTATCAATTGGGAATTTATAATAACACAAGGTCTAATTGGAATGTTATCTTTAGAGATGACATAAATGATTTCTATGCCAAAACTGAGGTACGCAGTACGTTTTTAGTTGTTCCTTCAAATATTGCTGGAGGATATAATGAAGGTATCCGTGTCTGTAATGGATCAAATAATTGGTCTAATATCCAGTTTGGAGCACAGAACGCATGGAACGGAATGATCAATGGTCAATGGGTAGTAGGTAAAAATCCAGCAAATTATTTTCAAGTATGTATGGCTGGAACTGAAACATATAATACCACGAGACCAAGCAAAGGATTCTCTGTTGATACTAATGGCTATTTACATACTGGTTATATATCTGTGGAAATAAATACAGATAACCAAGGAGATTATTTTTATTCTTCTAATGATGCATTTCTTAGAAGGTCTGCTTGGTATGCGGCTTTATCACATTTAAGCAATAAACAGCTAACATTAGACCTTACCAGTTTAGACCAAAATAAGTGGTATCCATGTATTATTGGAGCACCCGTTTACGGAGGAACACCTTTAAGAATTACTCTATTTAATGGACTTAGAGGCAATAAACCTACGTGGGGTTCGCATCAACAAGGTTTTTCTTTATTGTTAGATTATGAAGTGACGGGTTCTGGTTGGGGAACGATTCCTATTGCTGCAAAATTAAATTGGTATGCTGGTTCTTTTGGTGGAGAAACTGCTTTCGGAGGAAGACAACAAAATACGATGGCTTCCACAGAAATTATATATTTACGTGGAGGAGGCATATATTATTATAGAACTACAAATGGCCAAGAACTTACAGTTCAACCAAATGGCTATACATGGAGTAGTAGTACGTATAATTATAGTGCTCCCGTGAAGACTTCACAAGATAATTCTCCTATGGAGAAAACATTTGATCAAGTATACTGGGCACCTAATAATTTAAGAAATACAAGAACTATCTGGGGACAGTCTTTTAACGGTTCTCAAAATGTATCAGGAGCTTTATCAGGAGCAACTACAATAACTGCAACTGGAGATATAACCACATCAGCTAATATAGGAGGAAGAAGCATTAACGCTGGAGCAGATCTAACGGTTGCTGGATATGCATACTGTAATGGCAGATTATATGTAGATAGAGGTAGATTCTCTACTACCGCTACTCCAACCATATCTTTGGCTATTGGTGATACAGATACAGGTTTCCATTGGGTTAGTGATGGAGCAGTTCAAATTTATTCTAATAGTTCTGCTGTAGGAATGTGGACAGGTAGTGAATTTAGATATGGTCATGGTTATTTCAAACACGCTTCAGGAAATGATTATCATACATTAGGAATAATGGTAAACGGTAATGGTATAGCTAATACTATTAAACCAGGTATAGGTTTTAATCAACCAGGAGTATATGCTAATTCATTAAGGTCTGATGGACCAGGAGATTTTAGATTTTGTGTTCAAGGCGGCTCTGTTGGATGTCAAGTTCAAGCAGGTTCTTTTTATGCTAATGGAGGATTAATTTATTCAAATGCAAATGGATGTCAAGCTGCGTTTGGTTCTCAGAATGTAAGTTATGTCCATATAACTAATAATGCTAATAGGGCTTATTATATGGATCATACATTGCATATATCTGGTGATGTAGCGCCATATACAAATGAAGCCAATGCATTAGGAAATAGTAGTAAATGGTGGGGTGGAATATATGGAAAAGAAGTCTATGTAAGTAGATGGGTGCGATTTACAGGAGCTTCTGGTGTTTATTGGACTGCCTATAGTGGAGGTTGGACGATGAATGATGCAACATATATACGTTCTTATGGAGGTAAAAGTCTTTGGATCGAAGGAAATATTCTTGCTAATGGAGGTATTACCGCCAAGTCAACATCAGATATGAGACTTAAAATAAAAGTAAACAATCCTATGTCATATAAAGATAGATTAATGAATCTTGGAATGGTGTTCGATTATAGATTTAATAATATAGCTAAATCAAGAAAAGGAAAACTTACAGATGACTTAAATCACATCGGATTAAGTTATCAGAAAGTTAAACAAACACTGCCAACTGTAACTGGAGAAGATGAAGACAAATATGGATATATAAACTATATTTCTCCTGATTTAATATCATTATCAATTGGAGCTATACAAGAAATTATATTAGAAGAAAGAAAAATTAAAGAGGATATAATAATTTTAAAATCTAAGATTCATCATTTAGAATCTGAGAATATATTACTAAAAAAGAGATTAGGGTTGATTCCCTAATCTCTTTTCTAATTGTTCTATTCTTTTTAAAGCATCTTCAAGTTTTTCATAAACTGTTTTATGTTTATTATATAAATCTTTTATATCTAATATAGAAAGTTGCAAAGCGCCTATAACTAATCCTTGTAAATCAGGACTTATGTAATTGATATAGCCATAGCCATCGTCGTCTTTACCGCATATAGCAGGCAATACCTTAGACACAGCTTGGTAGCTTAAACCAATATGTCTTTTATCATCTACCATTTTCCCAATTCGTGATTGAGCTGTGTCGTTATAGATATAATCAAATACCAGTCCTAAAGATAGCAATTTTTTTGCATAATCTGTTTGACCGACTCTATTTTTTAATCGCATATCGGAAGTAGTCTTTGCAGTAATACCGCCTGTCGCTAATATGTTACCACTTACATAGAAACTTTTATTATTGTAAACTCTAACATAAGTTGAATCAGTCATATAGATACCACCTCCATAAGACTGAGAATACCATCCTGTATCACCATCTGTACGTATCCAAGACGAAGCTCGAATATCTCCAGATACATTTAATTTATAAGTAGTATCAATTACTCCAATAGCAACATTACCTCCTCCATTACACATCTGTAAATGTTGGCTTGATTTATGCTGTAGGCACAATATAGAGTTCCAGTTATTTATCTCAGAAGAACACCCTCCATCATTTCCAGAATTATCAGTCTCTATACAAATATTTCTACTTTTTAAGCCAATACTTGAAAAAAATGTTTGAGCAGACCAGTTGACTCCATCTTTATTACTGTTGTAAGCAGTCCATACTTCATAATTCGTGCCATAAGAAGTTCCATTAGAATTTTGAGTACTTATGCCAAATCGAGGAGTTCCGTTTCTAATAAAATGTAGTGTACACATTGGAAGTACATCACTTCCTGAATAACCGTTTATCCATAAGGTATCTCCCCACTGACCACTCCAACCAATACCAGTCATGGCTACCCTAAGACCCATGTTCTGATTAAAATAAGTTTGAGGATTAGCTTGAGTTCCTCCATTATATCTTGTAGGCAAGTATGTAGCATAACCATCTGCATTTCCGTTTATATCTCCGGTTATTTTATTCTTAGAAGTTAAATTAGTAAATGTAGCATTACCATTAGTTCTAATACACCAATAGGCTTCGGCAGCACCATTGGCAGAACATATATCTTGGCAATATACCCAACCAGAATTTCCTGAAGAACCTAAATATAAATTATGTGTTATAGAAGCTACTCTTTGACCAAATATTTCTACACCATAAATTTTCCCGAATTGCCAAGATTCACTCCCTAACATAGAATTATCTCGTGACGAACCAGCTTTATATGGAATTAATCCATTAGATGTAGTACGTATCCAATCATTATCTGTATCCCCAACTAAACCCATTCCATAATAACCATTTTTATTTAAAGCACGAATATAATTAGTATCGTGCCTGTTCATAGAAGTCTTAGGAATACTTGTCACCTTTGACAATCCAGATTCAGAAGTAATAATAGATACATTATATGGCTGATCAACATAATTACTCGGTACATCGTGTCCATTAAATACTTGATATACATAAACTTTAATATAATTCCAGTTATAAGAAGTATCTCCAAGTAATATACAACAACCACTTCCATCATGGGCAATTCTCACTGCTCCTTCAAAAGCTCCATTTAATTGATAGCTATAATTATAATATGACTGAGAAATTGAATAATTATAGAAACTAACTGTAATTTCTGAGCTACCTCTACCATTATATTCATAGAGCATTATCTTGTAGACACCCATAGTATTAGTCCAATTAACAGGTAATCGTATTTTCAGAGTTCCAATTACTGAGCTACTTTGATTATCCATTATAGTGTCAGTTCCAAAATAATTTATTACGGCTCCAGTGCCTGCTGAATACTCTGTGGCTACTCTCGACATATTGAGTTTTCTACCAAGAATCCACGGAGCTTCAAACCAGGGTTCATTTTCTGTAGATACTAACTTAATGCCAGCCGGGGCACGATAGCTATCATAATCAGTGTATGCAAAAGCAACTTCTTGTTCGTGATTTTCTTTAAAACCTATTTTAGTCGGAGAACTAATAGAAGGCGAAGCAGGAATATTTGGCACATCTATTATTAAAGCTCCCCCCATAGTATCCCCTGTCTTAAGGACATAGCTGGTGTTTGTTGAAGATTGTGTAAGATACACATTCCCATCAACTGAACCGTCGGCTTTGAGGAATTGCGAAGAAGTACCTGATAATGTTTTGAATTCAAAAAATAATTATATAATTTTGCATAATTAAAAATTAAAATAACGATGGCAAATAATGGAACTAAAATTACAGCTCCTATTAGTATTGATGCAGATATCGCACCTGTGCTTGGTGTTGGTAGTTATGATTTAGGGACTTTATGTACCTCTGATAAGATAAATAAATGGAGCTGGATAAAACCTTTTGAGTTAAATAATCCTTTCCCTACTTTAGAACAGCAAAAATTATATTCCGGATTTGTATCAGAGAATACAAACTCTCCTTGGAATACCACTGTTAAAGTATTTAAATACAAGAAACCTTCAACCTATTTTAGAGCAGGAGATTTCGATGGATATAACCATGCTGCTATACCGCTTAAATATAATGTAGAAAAATTATCATGGACTGATACTCCTCCTAATATTGATGTAAGATTAGGAGAAACTGATAAGAGTGCTATATTTAATATAGAGATAACATTTCCAGAAATACCTTTATGGGTATTTAGAGCTGATACAGGACAAGGAAATATCTCAGTAAGTTATGGAATGTTAGGAACTCCTGATTTTAAAGAATATATAGTGCAACCAATTCAAATAGAATCTCTATGTAATTCAAATCCTAATACATATATAAGTACCTATGCAAACAGGAAGATGAAATTTCAAGCTGTGCATAAATTAAACCTTCCAGCAAGAGGTTATTCAACAACTTATAATTATTATCTTAATGTATCAGGTGGATACATAGACAGTTTTGACGCTTATAAATTACCTGTAACGATATATAGAGTCAAAGTTCCTAATCCAAATAATCCTGATGATTATGATTATAGAATACCAGTTGAATATCTTAATCCAGCCAATAACACTAATGTTACATATTTAAGAATAGGTACATTTACGCATGAAACATATGAATATTTTAGATTTGAAAACATTAGGAATATGATGACAGGATTTGAGCTTGTTCTTAATTATAAAACATCTAAAAAGCCTTGGGCAAACAGAATAGCTCACTTAACTTTAAATAATGAATGGGAAAATGCCTCTGGAATAATGATGTATACAGTTCCTTCTTATAATGATGGTAAATGGACTGTTGTATTTAGAAGAAGTATATTAGAAGGCGATAACGCTACGGGAATAATAATTAACGGTGAAAGAAGTATTGGATAATTAAATCAATTATGAAACAAAAAGTAAATATATTAATAAAAGGTAACCTTTTTAGTAAAGGTTCTATATCTCCTAGAGAAATGGGGGGGGCAAAAGTTGTGCCATAATTAGTAAATTAGAAGAAAAAGAATTAAAAAACTACGATTTATCAGAGTCTATTATTATAGATTCTGATTTAATTGTAGAAGAGTTTATATATGATGGTCTAGTATTAGTAACTGGATTTGCATGTTGTAAAAAAACTAATAATTATGTCAAATAGTAACGGTATAATTAGAGCTCCAGTTAGTTTAGAGAATGATGTAAATCCAGTACTTGGAGCAGGAACTACAGACTTGCAATCTTTGTGTACAAGTTCAAGAATAAATGTAATGTCTAAATATAAACCAGTCAGATTAGATAGCCCATTAGGTAGTTTAACTCCTGGTTATTTTATGATAGAAGACACAAGAACGAGTGTTGCTTATTCTACTGATTGGTGGAGAAGCAAAAATGGACAATGTGGATTTCAGATGGAGCAAGTTGATAATGTTGGCAATCCTAATGTAAAAGACCCTGTTTGGACTTATTTAAGACCAACAGATAACTTTAGGTTGCAAGATTTTGAAGGTTATAATCATAACGCTCCAAGCAATTTATTTACTATTTCTTATCCATCTAAAGTAGCTTTAAATAAAGGATTTAGAATGACTGTTAATATTCCTCAATCAAGAGATGGAGGATTATGTCTTCCTGATATATTTAATGATAAAACTTCAGATGGAGATTATATTAGGTTTGTGGTTAATATGAGAAGCCCAAGTAATCCTAATGCAACTTATGTTGAAAGAGAATTTAAAGTTACATCTGAAAACAATATTATTCAATGGACCGATGAAGAAGTTAGGTTAGGAGGAACTGTAGAGAGTATATTGTTACATTAGATATCCCTGCTTGGCCAGATGGTAAAGTTGATGTTTATATGGTTGCTGCTTCCGCAGAAGCTTCTGAACAGTCTTATAGTAGTATTAATACAACTATACGTTCTTTAAATCAAAGTAGTCTTGAAACAGCACATGTTGTTAAGACAATTGCTAAACCTGAGCCTAATAACTTCAAATTTGAGTATAGAGTCGTTAATGAATTTGCTAATGAATATCATTTAGAATGTACATTTACATCTATCAAGGGAGCTTGGGAAAAGGCAAGGTTCTCAGTTATGCTTGAATCAGAGCCTCCTGGAGCATTCTTAGGTGGTATGGGTGAATCTTTATCTCCTGCTCCAATTGGGGAAATGTTAAGTCAAGGACAATCATATACATTTAACTCCCAATCATTTACAAGAGTGCAAACCTCTCAAAATAACTATGTAAACTATACAGCGAGATATTTAGGAGATGATTATAAGTCTGGCTCTATTTTATTTAGGGCAAAGTAGTTGTATATATACAAAAAAAGAAGTATCTTAGCAGCGAATTTTAAAAATATCAAGATGACAACACCAGTTACAGTAACAGTAGAAAATGGAGAATTGGTTAGCGTTAAGCGAACTAATACCACAGTAAATAGCGAGAACTTGAAATTAGTAGGTTCAATATTAGTTGTAGCAACTAATAAGGTTCTCGAATTTAGTGGAAATATTCAATTAAAAGATTCACAAAATGTAATCGGAACTTTTCATTATAATAATAATGATGGTACAATAACTGCACCTGCACCTGCGGGAATGTATGAATCAGTAGTGCGTATTACAAACGAAGCGTATGCCGATAAACAAGTTGAGGCAACTGAGGCTTTTCTTGCGGGAATTAAAAAATGGAGTGAAGGAACAATTAATACATTGTGTGAGTAATGGAAAATACAGAAACTAAAAAAAGCGAGAATAAACTCGATAAAATAAAAAATAGTGAGATAGTTAAAAAGACATCATTGATCAAGGCTTTATTGATCGCGCATCAAGGGAAAGAGCTTCCACGCGAATTGAAGACTAAAGTTATGATGACTCGCATCTATTACAATGGATTTTATAAAAAATTCGAGGATGCCATTAAAGAAGCTACAGAAGGATTAAAGCCAGAGGGATTTGATAAAGAAAAAGAGGAAGTAAGTAAGCTCCAAGAAAAAATTCAAAAACAATGCAAAGACCTATCTTCTCTTACAGAGGAAATGCTAAAGAACATCTTAACTGATGAAGAATTTGATAAGCATAAGGCATTTATGGAGATGTACAATAAGCATTGGAGAGATGTAGCGGATTTTAAGTCTAAGAAGCTGAACGAAGAGGTCGAGGTAGAACAAAAGACTTTTACGCAGAAAGAATATGAAGATTTAGTGAATGTAAATGTAGCTGATAACTATACTATCGAGCAGGTATTAACCGATTTTCAGGGAATGTCTATCACGACTGAAAAACAAATATCAACTACTGATTTTCTTGAAATGATATACGAGAACTTTGTTTGTTAATTTTGTCATGTAAGTTTGTTTTTAATTTTCAGGTATTAGTTGTTTTCAAGGGGAAGTTTTCTTCCCCTTGTTTTGTTTCTATCTCCTTTTCAAGTTTTTCTTCTGACGTTCTTCTTTCAATTTATCTTTGACCGCAAGAATATCAGAACGCTTAAATCCAATCTTATGGTTATTGAAATTTTGATTCTTAATACCATATTTATCCATCAATTTCTTGAATCCTGCTAGATTATTACCCATGCACAATATCTTCATTGCACCATCATAAGTAACATAATCTTTCGGATTAACATATTCTGAATTCATCTTGTCTATTGTATTAAGTGCTCCCGCCAATTCGTCTTCGTTACAGTCAGCGCTAAATATATCGAAGATTCTTCCAAAGATAGTACTAAATACAAGTTTCCTAATAGGAGATAGTGCATCTACTTCTTCTTTTATAATATCGTATATGTCACTCTTAATCTTATTGATTCTGTTTGAATTTGTAAGTTTCACATTGTTTTCTTTTACTTCTTTCATATTAGCCATGATTTTAAATGTTTTAGTACTACTGGTCTTTAAATATTGCTTAAAATCCTTTGTATTATTCATGTCATTTAATATTTAGATAAACATAAAGTAAAGCAGGATGAACCATCAAGGTAGATCCTTCGTATTGCACCATTGAACTACGTGACTTGTAGCCTGACATGCAAACTACATTGGCGGCACGTACTTCATCTTCGGTAATTGATTCAATAAAATTGTGTTCCCTTAACCAGTCTGTAAAATGTCCGCTTGGGAAAATCAAAAAACGGCTCGCATTAACTAAACCACATTCATCAAGCATAGACATCATACTATTTCCCTTATCTGAATTTTCTTTCTTAATTTGAGCAATTATATCACAGAGTTCATCTCGTAAGTCTGATAGCTTTAAAATTGTTTTTTCTTCCATAAGTTTACTTTTTGTTATTAAACATCTTCCTAATCCCATCTAATCCCTTTTGTAACACTACTGTTTTTATGTTGATGCAAGTATCTCCATTAGGTTTGCTAAACTTGCTCTCAACGCATCTAAACCAACCAAGTTCAACGTATTTTTGATAAGGAGTATTATTAGGCATCAATACCTTTTTCTCTCGCAGGAATGCAAATAATCTATTTCTTCCAATTCCTATATTGAGAAGTTTCGCCACGCGATCCATTGGCAATGCGTCCTTGCTATCTACTACTTCGTCATAGAACTCAACTTTAGGAGCGTCTATCGCTATTTTATGTTGTTGACTTTCATTTTCTATACGAAGTTTCTCCTTTTCTTCTCTTTCTTTTTTTAACTGTGTAGCCAATTGAATAACCAAGTCTGGATTATCAATCATTTGTTCAAGAGTGGGCTGCGTAGCAGTCATTCCGATGGTGAGTAATTCCTTGATACGATCATTACACCATAAATAGAAATCAGAAGAAAGCCATTGAGCAAATATTAAAGCCAAATCTTCATGTAACCAAGTCCCTTGATTGTTACCTCCCTGATTTACAGTTACTAATTCCGTTGCGGGAATTCCCGTTTTGGCTGATAATGAACTAATTAGCTCGTTTGTTTGTTTTGTTGATAAAAAGTCATTGCAGTGATAGGACTCCCATTATATTGGAAGATTTGATTGTTAGATAATCTTTCCATGTGATACTCGTTGTTTTTAAAGTTTTTAATTAGTTGTCTTCTACATATTGATAACACTTGGTAGTGTTCATTCCAGGTAACTTATAATTCACCTCCCTGATATATCCGTGTTCAACGAGCCTATTAACGGCATTGTATATTTTCTTTGTAGAAAGGAAGGGAATTAATTCTTTTAGTTTTGCTATTGCAATAAATCCAGTACATTTCTCTCGTTTTACCATGCAGCCTTTAAACGATTCTTGATACATTTTAGTACATAATATCAATCGCACATAATAGTAGACGGCTGCGGCTTCTAAACCAACTTTAGAAGCCATTTCTTCATCAATACAAATCATGCAGCCTATCTACTTTTTGAGTTTAAATTCTTCGTATCGTTGCTTGATATTCTTTAGCCGACGAACTTTTCTAAAATGATTAATACCTAAATGTACCGTAACAATAATGCTAATAGCCCATGTAGCTGATACAATAAGCAAATATACCTCTGCCGTAGGCATAATATTGAATGTATTGTCAATACAAGTAATAGTATCGGTAAACATAAGATTAAGTGGTATAGCTCTTGCATACTTGCAATGATATTTACCTTCGTCACAAGCAAGCCTATACAAACAATAATCTAATAAGATAACATAGCCATCAAATGTTATTAATACTCCACTCCATGCAAAACAAAATACAATTAACATATAAATAGCTAATCCAAAGATAGTCGCTCTAACTATTAACTTTTCCATATCTATATTTAATATAACCTTTACTTATTCTTTTTAGAATTGACTACGAATACAATTTTCTCTGTAAATAATCCAGGCGCTTTAGATCTTAGTTGCGGCTTCACTGGTGACTTTCTCCCATTCTCCGTTACCTTCGTGCTCGCCTTTATCTGTACCTTTTTCTTTGCCATAGCCTAATTCGATTAATGTCATTATTGAATAAGAAGCCAAGTCCATTAATGTATCCGCGATAGATTCGTCATTAACTTTTTGATTCTTTTTAGTTGTTAAAGAGATAATGCGATTCATTTTATCGCTCATTCGCGTAATTGAGGATATAATCCCAAGTTTTTTAAATGTTTCGCCAAATGAATCGCCATAATCACTGTTTTTTCTTTCATAAAGAGATGCAAGAGAATTTGCAATTGATTTGAACTGCGCAACTTTATCTATGCTCTTTGTTTCAAAATCTTCTGGGAACTCTATCATCCCAAACGGCTTAGCATAGCTACTCTCCCATGCAATAGGTTTTGCACTACCTACTACATGAACACAATTACTGTTATTCTCCTCTTTCATTTTCTCCTTCTTTTAAAACTTCTTGTTTAAATCTCTCTGCCGCCAAAATATTCTTTCTAAACTCTTCGTCTTCAATTGGAGTTTCCTCTTGAAGAGGGGCGTCTAATTTGCTTTGGAAGAATTCTATTTGCTTTTTAGTTATATATGTAGCTAAATCAATCCAATATTCGTCATTTGTAAAGCAAATAAGAGGATTTAGTATAATAGAGAAAGTTCCAGATAACAGCAAATCATAATTCTCTTTTTCTTGTTCGTTTAAGAGGTCATAATTCCCCTTCAGTTCAATAAGAGACTTCAAATGTCCATAAAGGGAATACAGCCACGGTCTTACATACATTCTAAAACCATTTGCGCTTACTATTATCCCAGATTTTGTTTCGTACAGTTTAAAACTTTCAAAATCAAGTTCTTTTATAATCTCAGAACAAGGCACATGTATCAATGTAGGCTCAATACATAATTGTTCCTTTATTGATAAGATGTCATTAATTAATTTCTCACCATAATGTGCGTTATCGCAAAGCCTTTTCAGCTTTGCGATCTTAATGCGTAGTTCTTTGTTCAATTCTTCTTTAGTTTCCATCATTTTCAGTTTTAGGTTTGCGTCCTCTTCTTTTGGGTGATTCGTCTAATGTTTCAGTATCAACTTCGGAGGCAGCTGATTTATCTATGACTTTGCTTTCTGTAGGATTTTCAGGATCTTCTACGCCTAACATGTAATCAGCAATAGTTTTTCTTTCGTTGAACCTACTAATTTTCTCTTTAATACAGATATTCAACAAACGTTTTTTCAGCGTATCGTTGTCAAGTCCGATTAGGCTATCTCGTTCTACACGCTCTCTTTGGCTGATAAAGTTGATAATATCCTCTTTGGTTTCAACAGCCGGAGTGTCAGAAGCACTAAGGCTTAAATAGGGATAAATAGCCACTACACTATGTGGAATACCTTTGTTAGGAGATTCTTTCTTTACATTGACTTCCTCCCATGAAAAGAAATCGTGTTCTGCTATAACATAATCCTCACAACCGGATTTACGTTTCAGCTTTACAATTGCCTGTGCCCATACTTTAGAGCCATCATATTCATCGGGAAGTTCCGATATTTTTGCATAAAGCAACATGTCTATCAAAGATTCGTCTTCTCTTGTTACCATGATTTTTATATTTTAAATTATAAATTCGATACAAATATAACTTTTTTAAGTCGTATTTACAACCGAGTAGGATTATTAATTGCGACTCAACAACTTATTAACAAAGAACACTTGTCTATTTTGACGTTTCATCTAATCCAAATTTGATTTTAATTACGTTTATAATAGCGTTATACTGCTTTTCATAAACTGTACCTGCATGGGTGTTTTTTACTTTTTTCTCAAATTCTTCAATGCTCCCGCGAAAACAACCACAAGTTATTTCAACGGTGTTATCTCTTGTCAGATAAGCGTGCGTGTGTCTATTGGAAGAACCGAAACAATCAAAACCGCAATGGTCTGCATCGCTTTTGAGGCATGCGTCGCCGTACACCCGCGCATCGCCGGACACCCGCGCATCGCCGGACACCCGCGCATCGCCGGACACCCACGCATCGCCGCGCACCCACGCATCGTCGTACACCCACGCATCGCCGCACACCCGCGCATTGTCGTACACCCACGCATTGCCGCACACCCGCGCATTGTCGTACACCCGCGCAGCTCCGTACACCAGCGCATCGCCGTGCACCTTAGCATTGCCAAATACCTTCGCATCGCCGCACACCCACGCATCGCCGTACACCCACGCATTGTCGGCCACCCACGCATTGCCTCCTTGACTTAGGTCTTCTTCTTTTTCTATGTATCCTCCTAGTTCTCCTTCTTTTGCATACTCGAACGTATTCGTACATTTGATTTGGTATAGTTTCACACCATATTCGT